CGAACATTTCTTTCATGCTCTTTGCGAAGTTTTCCTCAAGAAAGGTTTTTGCATTAGCAATTGCAGTTTCACGAACTGCCTTTGCGTCTGCGATGCTTTCCTTTAATAGATCGCTCATATTAATTTTGCCTTTCCTATGTTGTTTTGTGAAGTTATTGGAGAACTCCAAAGAAGATTTAAATTCCGTGGCATCAAAGACATTGACGCATTTGATAATAAATATAATTTAAATTTGGAAAATGGCAATTTTTTTGATATTTATAGATGTATGCCAGCAAAATCTGAAAAACAAGCACAATATTTTAGACTCGTTAGAGCAGTTCAAAAAGGTGATGTTCCTGCGAAGGACGTATCTAAGGACTTGAGAAAGACCGCGAAAAGTATGTCACCAAAGGCTGTAAGAGATTTCACCAAGTTGAAAGAGTTACTAAAGAATTTAAGTGAATCTGAATTCAGTTCTGCAAAGATGCAAGAAGTTCCAGATAAAACATTGGACGATGTATTGAGAGAAAACTCGGGTGTAAAGTTTGATAAAGCAGAACTTCTAACATTCCAAAACAAACAAAATGGTTTTGGTGGATTTGGTAAAGCAAATTTTGTTCACAAAAAGAGTAGTAACGAAATCAAAGCAAATATCACTAGCAACGAATCAAACAAAGATTATGTGTTTAAGAAGTTAGTGAATAACCAAAATCCAGGCTTATACAATTACGGTTGCTTTATTGGTATCACACCATCTAAACAAAGTGATAATCCAGAAGATAACAAAGAAAAAGTAGTATACATGTTGAGCAGTATCTTTGATAATGATGGTGGTGAAGAAAAAAACAAAATATTAGCAGACTTCATTGATAGAATTAATTCATATGGACTATAAAAACCTATATGCTCAAGTTAAATTGAGCAATTTCCTAAACAAGGGTGGGGACGAAACCGATTCTCCAAAATACAAGTTGATTGACATTGATCACCCAAATGGTTGGAGCTTCAATGAAATTGAGACCCTTGGTGATATGGGATTCAAAATCGACAATGACACTGATATGGTGTGTGAAGTAGAAGTGCCTACTTTAGAAATGATGGAAGAAAAAGTTCCAGTTAAGGTTTATAAAGACGAAGATGGATATGTTCTCGAAACTACCCGTCGTCATGTTTTCGAAACTTTTAAGAAGATGATCGAATTTATTGATTCGATTCCAACAGATCCCAAACTAAAAGCTAAATGATCTCACCTTTGTGCTGATCGAATCATGGTCTGTGTCTTAAACGCAGACCAATATACTTTACCAATAACAATTAATGTAGTTATAATCGCCAAGATGTTTTTGTGATCTACAATCCAATTTCCTACACCATAAGACCAACACCAGGCTTCAAGCAAAAACATTTTCATATCAATCTTACCTCTGTGATTGATAAGGTGGTTGTTGGTGTGGTTGTGTAATTGGTTGAGCACCGGCCAATTCTTTATTCTCTACAGCTGTTCCCCAAGCAGCTGGGTCAGGAGGACTTGCAGTGCTTACCGAACCTTGATGATTTTGTGTCTGAAATGCTTGTGGAGCCTCGGTGACCGGATCAGAAATTTCAAAGTAACGTTCCAACTTCAAACCAATTTCTTCATAAAGCATTTCAAGTTGATGTTCGACACCCTTGATCTTGTTTGCTTCTTCATAAAGCTTCGCAGCCAACTTCTTGACTTCCTTCATGTCACGCTCGACCATCTTTGCTTCCATCCACTCACCACACTCCTTGATAGCATAGCGTTCAGCCAAATTGACTGCTTCCATAATCTTGGAAGCGGTAGAATATACACAATCAGCTTTGAGACTCTTACGATATTCGTTATAAGCCTTTACTGTCTCACGTAGTTTAATCTTCTCTTCCTTGGTCAAAGGAGAATAAGCGGTTTCTGTGGAATTCTCTACTAGATGTCTTAGCTTTATCATATACAATAAATATAGTTAAAATTGTGATTCTGTCTCAATTATTTTCTTATTAATACTCCAAAACCCAAGAAGTCTTCTTTCCAAGGTTTTTGATTTGACAGACATACTACTTACAACTCTGAGATGATATCGTGAATGATTCTCTCAATATTTGAATAAGGATTGATGATTCTATTTCCAGAAGGATTTACACTTTCAGTGATCTTTCCTTGTGGATACATGAATGCACCTTGAGTAGAAGGATTACTTACAAAATCAAATGCGATCAAGTCAAAATCGTCTTGAACCACATCGGCACCCTCTCTCATATCTTTCTTAACACTACCCAAACCACGGCTACTGATACCCAATAGAATACCAGCCTTGAGAAGATCCTTAAGAATGTTACCACTTGGAGTTGGAAGAATTTCTACAGTTCCAACCAAATCATCACCATCCCAACCCATGTCTACGATGTTATGACTGACATTCTTCAAGTTAACAACAGAAGACTCTGGATGGTCAAGTTCACCCATGGCACGACGTTGCTTAACAAAGTTGTCCATGTATTTAGTAGCTTCACGCTCTAAAATTTCTTTTGGATAAATTCTACCATTTTGGTTCTTTGCTTCAGCACGTTGTAGTGTGCCGGTCACAAGAAGTTTACCACTACTCAACGATTCGTTAAGTGCGGTCTTTTTGAATTCAAATGGTAATACGTCAATTAATACTGTTTTCATATTAAGCTGGTAGGGCTGGTTGTGCCTCAGGTTTTTCTTCTGGTTTAGCTGGTTGTTGTTTTGAAGTTACAACATTAGATGCTCCAGCAGACGTTTGTTGTGATGGATCAACCAATGCTTTTGATTTAGCAATTTGATACTTGTCTCTTTGCTTTACATCGGCTGGTCCCAAAATCTTAATCTTGAATCCAGGCTTTACAAAGAACTTGGCTGCCTTTTGTTTACTTTCTTCACGACCTAGAATGATGATTACATATCGATCATAATAGTAATCGATTTGAACACCAGTAACATTGATTGTGTAATCTGTTTCTGGTTGTTTGTATCCCTTGCTAGCACGAACCACAATCTTTTTGTTTAAAATTTGGTCTTGAATCTTCTTTTGAAGTTCCAACTTAGTTTGTTCAGTTGCATCCTTCAACTTGGTGTCAAATTGAGTAAAGTCTGGTTGGATGTCATATGATTGAACATTAACAGCGGGTTCAGCTTGTTGAGGAGCAGCTTGTTGTTGAGGTTGAGCTGGAGCAGGTTGTTGGCCAGCTTCCGCTTCTCTAGTCAAAAATCTAGAAGCACGATATCCTTCAACGATCTTCTTTACAGAATTACGTTGTTCTGTAGTTGGAAGAGTTGTTTGTGTCTTGCCTGCCAAACCTGGATCTAATTCTGGATCTCCATGTTGAACCAATCCATTTTCATCCTCGTAGGTATCTACAGGTTCAATGTTCTGTGCTGGTGTCACATATGCTGGCTCACTATACATTTGGTTTTCTAAAGCATATCCAGGACTTTTCTTGACTGGTTTAGCCAACTTGAAACCAAGTTGTGTTGCAGCTCTAACATTTCCAGGCCCTTTACGAGAAAAGGCAAAGGGAGTCATATAAGCACCAGCAGCACTACTGGTGGATGCTTCATTCTTATTCTTTAACTGATCCTTGACTTTTTTTTCGACACTTGCTTTTACAGCTGGTGTAATCTTGTCAGCATGTGCTTGTAGCCACGCGTGATATTGCGCTTTATCAATGCGTGCCAATTCATTATCACGATACAATTGAGCGTATTTTTTTACAATATCTCTAAATGGATCGCCTGATTCTTTAAGAAGCTTTTTCATCAGCAAGTTTATTCAATTCTTCTATCAACTCATAAGCACTCAAAAGAGGAGTCAATTGATTCTCCTTTACAATGCCTGTAAGTGTTTTGTTTGAAAGCTGAGCAACCGTTTCGTTAAGCTTGATCTTGATAATATCATTCTTAACCAAAATCGATCTTTCCTTGAGAAGGTCAGCAACCCTCTTGTATTCGTTATTAACAAATTCAGTAAACTTGTTAGTGTTGGAAACGTTTGTAATAAATTCTTTCAACAATACCTTTTGAGCAGGCAACAAAGAAGAATACTTCTTATTGAAGTTTTCGATCAAGAACTTATATGCGAGTAACTTCACTTCGGCTGGTTGAGAACTATATACATCCAAAGCTTGTTCTTCGTTCTTCTTTTCTCTTGTCAAACTTTCTACCACACACTCTCTTGCTTCCAAAATTTCTTCTACATCAAACTTAACTTCATCAGATCCTTGGTTTTCAAACAACTTGTATACCGAGGCATAAAGTTTATAGTTTGGAATTTTATTCTTTAGAAATTCATCGATGTTGAACTGCTCCTTGATTTCTTTGATGAGGTTGTATTTTTCGGAGTTCAACTCACGTTCATTTAGTTTTGAACGAGTTTGTAATACTACGTTCAAAATACGATCAGCAGACTCGGCATTTTTAGAAGATTGACTTACTATAAAATTGTATAGTTGAAATTCTTTTCCGAGCGCAGTGCTTTCGTTAAAATATTTGAACATCAAATTCTTGGTGAACGATTCGTCACGACCTGCCAATATATCTGCGGTAATCTGTCGCGTGAGCAACTCAAACAATACTCCGCTATTCTTAAACTTAGAATGTTTAGCTTTTTTGCGCATATAGTTCTCTATTATTTATAAATATATTGAAATTTGGAAAATCATCGGATTTATATCATTCTTTGATGTTTGTTTCGTCCATATAAGATCCTGATACTCCTTCTCTCAAAATTTCTTTGGACTTATCCAATCCTTGTAGAATTGTCGATAGTGATTCCATTGATTCTAAAGACAATGGAGAACGTTTCTTATATTTGTGAGTAGGAGACAAATCACTGTCACTATTGTTCTCTAGTGTTCCAAGTGGATCTTCACCAAATGGGTATTTTCTAGCATCTTTTCTACCAGTTTGGTCCCTATCACGGTTTTCTTCTTTTTTACGGTTTGCTTCCGCACGTTCATGAGCAGACATCTTAACTTTTTCAGTCAATTTTGGCGTTTCTCCACCACCAGCTGGAGCAGTTTCTCCACCTGCGGGAGCTGTAGCGCTGGTTTCAGCACCTCCTCCTACTTCTCCTCCGCCTGCCGCTTCTTCGCCTCCACCAGCGCTACCCCCTTCCGCGCCTCCGGCTCCGTCTTCTCCTTCTGAGCCCTTGGCCTTGAGGAAGTTCAATGCAGGATCGTTACCGTCTTCTTCGATCTGCTTAAATCTGTAAGTTCCCTTAGCATCATCAACAAGTTGTTTTTGCAACATAATCATGTCTTGATCACTCATACCAAAGACATTTTCATAAATCCACTTCTTGCTAAACAACTTTTGTTCTTGCATGTCCTTACTGACTTCAACCTTGCTCTTCCATACATCAATCTTTTCCTTTTCAAAGATTGTAGAAGGATTGGTCAATTCAAGACTAAAATCAACGAGTGACTCGTCTCTGTATCCTTGACTATACAAATGAACCACAGCAATCTTGTTCAACTCACTAACAATGATACGTTGAATACGTTGGATCGTTCTGGCAAAACGAATATCTTCGGCAGCAAGTGTAGCCTTACCACTCAAACTCTCGTCGTAACCCAAGAATGCCTTAGGAATTTTAAGAGCTGCCATCATCTTGTTACGTAGATATTCGATATCGTCTGTTCCAGTCCATTCAAGACCTGGCAAGTTATCAATAGCAGTTCCACTATCACCACCGCGAACTGGCAAGAAAAAGTCCTCAACCATGTTCTGTAGATTGAAACGAAGATTGTAATCACCAGTTGCTTGATCCAAATATGGAGTCTTCTTCATTTGTTGAATGATTCTCTCCATGTGATTATCAACTTCGTTTGGCGGAATGTTACCAATATCAATCTTGAAAATACGTTTTTCTGGAGCACGCATGATACGATGAATCAACATTGCGTCTTCCATCAAACTCAACTGTTTCCAAACACGACGAGCACCTTCCAACATACTCTTACCATAAGGCAAGAAATTACTATCACTCAACAAACGGAAATGAGCCATCTGATAGTTTTCCAAATCTTCAATCTTGTTACCATATGGAAGATTGACTTGGAACTTTACGAAATTCTTATTTTGTAGATGCGCATTTTCTACACGGGTCACATAGTAACTACTGAGTGGTTCAACCATGTAAACACCATACTCTGGACTGATGTGCATTCTCAAATAAAAATCGCCATACTTGACCAAACTACGAGTCCACGACCAAAGGTTGAATTCGATATTCAAGATGTCATAGAACAAATTATTTAAGATGCTCTTGATATCATCGTTGGTGCTACGAACAGTGATAATGTCACCCATTTCATTACGAGTGGTGCATTCATCAGCATAAATGTCCAATGCGGATGCCAAAATTGGGTCCATGTCCATCGTATCATAATCACGAAACAGTTCTACACGACTGCTTTGATATGACAAATTGAAGTCACGGGTATACGAATTATACGCAGTAGTTCTGAGACGATTGAAACGATCTCTTAAACTATTACGGTCGGTAGCATACTGAATTTCATCGGTGTCGATGACCTTGAGTTTTTTGCCACCCACGTTACGAACAATTACGTCGTTGCTGAACAGTCTCTTCAGCCTAGCGTAAAGTGACCTATTTTTTAACTCTTGAAATGATTTGTCATCCATATAATGCTATCTTATATATAAGTATTACAACAACCAAGTTAGTGATTCTTTTTTACCTGTGCCTGGAACTCCACCACCTCCAGTTTCAAATTGCCACGTTTCTTGAGGCGATTGAATGATTTTATATTGTGATGACGGACCAGGTGTTGTATTTGTTACTTTTGTTATTCCGCTCAACATTGTTCGTGTATATGCCATTTGTTCTGTTCTCAACTTTAATGCGGTTCCACGAACCCACAGACCAATACTAAGAGCCATAACCAAATCATCATTATAACCCCTCATTGCTTCTGCCTTAGGACCATTCCAGATAAACACATTGAGTTCCTCATATGTCCTAATAGACCTTATAGTGACTGACTTGTCTCTGAAACACGATTCCATGTTACTTACCATCAATGGTCTATTCTTGTTGGTGGTTGTAAATCCCGGCACTAATTTTTTATCTTGAGCATTAAGTTTGTTTGTGTAATTGTGTTCTACATCAACCACGTTCAGATCTGGTGTGCTATAGAAAGTGTTTTGATAATCTCTATCAATAATTTGTTGTAGTGTTCCCCAACCAATGTTGTTATTTTCTACAACAAGCAATGCACTGTTATATTCAGTTGCAATTGCCACCAACAAGTTACCATAATCTTTGGTAGTTAACTGACCCTTATACTCCGCTACTTGTGTCAATGTGTCAACATCAAATACATGAAATGCACTATAGTCAGCACCATCACCACGAGCACAGTCAGCAGATACGATATAGTTTTTGCTATTGTCTGGACGATCCCAAATCCACAAATCTTGACTTGCTCCACGTTTTTCAACTGGATCTTTGATGTAAGTTTGTTTGTAAAACTCAAGAGTATCAACCGACACAACTTGATTACCAGATGTTGAAAAGTCACAATCACACTCTTGAGCAGCACCTTTTACACCAGACAATTCAGTTTGTTTGTCACGCCAAGCTTGATCACGTTCTGGATGTAAATGCCATGGTAATCTAATTGTATTGAAACCATTTTCTCCAGCTTCGGCAGCAACCCATGTCTTGTGAAAAAAGTTACCAACACCGTTAGGGGTCGATAACAAAATAGCTCTACCACCAGTTGATAACGTATACTGAGCAGACAACCAAATTTCTTCAATACCATCAATGAATGCAGCTTCGTCAATGATTAGAAGTGACAATGCGGCGGAACGACCTGCGGTTCCAGCACTTGACACAGCTTTAATTTGAGAGCCATTTTTAAGACGTAGTGACAAACGATTATCTTCTACACATGGAACTTTTAACCATGTAGGAAGATTGTCATTGGCAAATCTAACCTTTGTAACAATTTCTTTTGCAGTCTCTTGCGTGATACTGATGATCAAAATGTTCTTGTCTGTATGGAACGTCATCAACCACAAACTATATGCTGCCGTCAAAGTAGAAATACCCATCTGACGACTCTTTAGAATGATGTTGAGACTATGATCCACCATGTCTTGTAGAGCACCTTCTTGGAAGGGATACAAGTCAAAGTTGCAGGTTCCCTTGACGGGATGTTGAATCTTGACATACTTCTTCATGAAGTATATCGGATTTTCAACACACTTCTTATACTCCTGCTTTATTATTTCTCTTAGATTTTGCTGACTCATATTCTTTTTCTAAATTGTCAATAAACGTGTCGATTTCTGACAATCTAGCATTTACATACTCAAGATCCTTCAAAACATCTTGTTTGATCTTATCAAGACCGGTCTCACCCTCCCACTTTTCTATAGAACCATCTTCGTTGATAAACTCAAGAGGTTTACCCTCTTTTTCTTCACACCACTTGAGAGTTTCATCAAACTTCTTTTTGTATTCAGACAAAATTGCTTTCTCATTCTTAAAGTCACGGATCTTGTCAAAGTATTCCCAAGTTCCATCCATCTTCATCTTAGTTTCATTGTTAGTGAAACAGTCATAACACAAATGTGTCTTGGGCCAAACTTGTGAATCCAAATAGTTACCCCAACGAACGTCGGCACTACATTGCTTACAAATTTGTTTGTTGTCGATTATAACCTTCTTTGGAACTCGACGTTTGCTACCATTCTTCCAAACCCATTTACGACCTTGACCATCCTCCCACTCTTCACCTTCTTTACGTGTGGCGTTATTTATGTCTTCGGTGTAACCAACTTGTATAAATGGTCGATTTCCGTCCAGATAATCTTTTACAATCTCCAGATTGCTTTTGCCTTGTGCTCTTTTCATAACCAATATTTATTTATTTTATTTCCCAAAACCACTTTGTAGTCCCTTAATAATGAAACTACCAGTTATTTTAAATGGACTACTGTGAATACTAGGATCTCTGACCACGATTCCTTCGTGTTTTTCAAGATCACCAATTTCACTAGTAGCATTCTTTAATATTTCATCACCAAGCTTGATCGTTGCCAAATATACAACTGTATCATTGACAACTTTATCTATATCTTGTCCCTCAAAATCCATGGCAATATTCTTACTAGCAACAGCCTTTTGGAACTGTTCACGGGTAATCAATGGTGTTTGAATATTTACATCTTTTAACCAATCCTTCAAACTCTTTGTGACTGGATTACCTTGTGGATACAAAGTAACCTTTTCACCGAGTGGTTTGGAGAGGTTTGGCTTGGTCTTAAACTTGGTGTCAACACTACCCAATACCTTAAATCCACGTTTCTTAGCAAACACATTCAACTTATTGATATATGATTGCATGACTGTCTTATCATAAGGAATTTCAGTAGCTACTCTGGATTTGACACTACCATCCTTACCAAACGTCTTGGGTTTGATTTCTTTCAAACCGTGAATTGCCAAGAAGTTACCGATGTCTTCGTAACCCAAAACATTTGTTTGTCCCTCAACATATTCAACGTTCAATAAAATGTTTGGATTGTTCAACAAACCAAGAGCCTTCAACTCGTTTGTTGTTGATGGAATTGCATCATCAAAAATTTGAATTACAGTAGAACCAATCTTGATGAATCCATGTTCAGCACCTGTTTCTGGATTTGGTAAAAATCTAGCAGATAGATCTTGTGGACGCATTCCCTTGATGTCTAATGGTTTTGCACTACCACGGTCCATCACAAATTCTCCATTAACCAAACGAATACTTGCATTAACACCGTCAATCTTTACACTACCAGTTCCCTTTTCCAAAGAGTTAATGGACTTCTGAAAGATGTCAACTAGTTGTTTTCCGTTGGATGCAAAGTCAAATGGATGTTCCATGTGACCACCAGCACCACCTTCTCTAAGAACTTCCGACAAAATATTACTCAGCTTTATCATATGGTTTAATAAATGTTTTTTCGAATGTAGATACGCCTTTTAAGTATGAACGTTTGGTTTCATCAAGGGCATCATCTGTAAATTGCCAATTCCAAAACAATTGGTCCGGTGTCTTGAATCCAAAAAATTCAAGAACACTCTTTTGTGTTTGAACAACGTGTTTACCGTTCCAGTTCTGACCAACAGCAATAAATCCAGCATCAATATCTTTAACTAGATTGGATTCACCCAAAGTCGAGTGTCTATTTTCAATCCAAGTCAAACGTTCAATCAACTTTTGATAATAACCGTTGGCTTGACCCCATCTAACACTTGCAAAAAATAATACACAATCACTCTCAAACAACTCCTTACTGATCTTCCAAAGTTCGTCACCCTTCTCATTTACACTAGCCCAACAACGATGATGACCACTTGGATTTTGTTCTTTGTTTTTCAATAAAGCACCAATCGTTCCACAATGGTTGCCACCAAACTCTTTGTTGCTACTCACATTACCTTCACATGGAACGATGTGTAGTTTTGTTGTGTCAATCAATGTTACTTTTTCTTTGCCAAGCAACTCTTGAATTTTAATGGCTAACTGACTGCTTTTTGGAACATCGTCTTTATGTTGAGACCAACGATTACTTGTAGTCAATAGTAACACTTTGTTTTTACTACGCAAATAATCCATGGTCTTCTTGTATTTTTTAGCATACAAGTCCATGTCTTGTTCACTTGCTGGCAATTTAGCCTCTGTTAGAAGGTCTGATAGACTAATCATCGCATATAAATATGTGGTGTTCTCAAAAAATATCTATATTAATTTATCAATCTAGTCTGTTCAAATAAACAAAAAACCCCGGCTTTTTAGGGCCGGGGTCTTGATTTAGTTTACTCTAGGTTATTCACCGAAAGTAGCACCAGTTGGCAGAATGTTGAAGTCAAGCAATATGAATTCAGCAGTTCTGGTTGGTTGAATGAAGATTTGACCGTAAAGAATATTGCGATCAATCAAGTCAGGAGTGTTGTTTTCAGCATCCATCTTAACTTGGTAAGCATAGATACCGTTACGTTGTTGAACACTCTCCAAGTATGGATTGACGATACTCAAGAAACGGTTACGAGTTGAAGCAACATTTTGTTCAAATACCAAGTAGTTGCTTGAACTTGCGATAAACTTCTTCAAGTTGATCAACAAACGACGAACATTGATACGATCCAAGGCACTTGGAGCAATTTGTAGAGTCTTTTGACCCCAAACTACGATACCTTGACCTGGGAATGCTGCGATTGGGTTCACACGATTCTCATATAGAGTGTCACGTTCAGCATGTGTCAATCTGTCTAGGACTTGAACAGCTTGTGGGATACCACCACGATTTAGACCGGCTGGAGCATACCATTCTGCAGCAGCATTGTCGTTAGCAGCATAAACTGCTGGCAACACTACTGAAGGAGGAACACTGATAATCTTATTCAAGTTTGTATCCAAAATCTTGACCCATGGATAGTAAGTTCCAACATAGTTACTATCAATTGTAGCAACAGTATTAATTGCTGCATTGATCAAACCTACGCTTTGGTTACTTGCTGGGAACACCACGTTATCCATGATGTAGAAACAATCTCCACGAGCTTCACACATATCAATGGTGATCTCGGTGACATAGCTGTGTTGTTCACGGAAGATACCTGGCAACACGATCAAGTTGATATCAAACTCATCGGCGTTACCGAGAGCAGTGATACATTGCTTGTATGCGATACTACCTGGGCTTGTAATGTTTGTGCAATCCAAACCTTGGGTATTACCAGCAGTGATGTCAGATCCAACGTTGATTGGAATTGCTGGCCATTGACCATCAAATCCACCTTGGAATCCAATCACGAACTTACGAAGTCTTACATAAGTAGATTCGTTGACTGGATCGTATACTGAAGGAATACTACCACTCAAACTTGGAGCGAGCAACGAGCCTGTGCTTGCTGCTACACCTTGAGCATAGTATGAACAGTCAGCTGTTCCCCATACTTTGGCTTCAAGATCAAAGTCGATGTTTTCACCGTTTTGATCTGCGCCACCGTAGTATGGAAGTGGCTTGAACCATTGCTTTGTATCGTTCTCAATACCAACTCCAAACGAAGCGGTAGGATATAGAGCAGCGATTTCAGCTCCACTTTCTGGAACTTCACCGAACACTGTTCCCGATGGATACTTACCAGGTCCTAGACCATAGATAGATGCCTTACTGTAACGAACTGCTGGCAACAAGTTACCAAGAGTTCCGTCTACTGGAGTTGAATATGATTCGAAACCGTATGGAACAACCGATTGTGGGTATGCCACATCAGTCATTTCGATACGAACATACTTACTCAAGTTTACGTAAGTTCCGTATTCTACGATCTTACTGGTGTTCGTAATGTAAGCATAACGATCACCAATACGACGTGCAACAAAGTTTGCACTGTCTGGATCAAGGTTCAAGTTTTGGAAGATTTCGAGATACTTAGGACGCTTGTCGGTGTCACTGTAAGCACGAACAGCAAGAGTGAATGAACCCCAGTTGCTGCCTGGAACAGTTCCAGCCAACTTAACGTTGCTAATTTCGATCTTATACTTCTTGTTGCTCAAACTACCGTCACTGAGAGTGTGAACCTTGAACAACTTGAACTTGGTAGGAACAGCAACTTCATCAGCGCTTCCCTTGAATGGAGCAATTTGTTGACTGTAGATCCATGGTGTCTTAGCATTTGTGATAGCAAATTGTGAATCACCACTGTTAGGATCTAGTGAGTATTGATCCAAGAACTTCATAGACTCACCAACACTGAACGAAGCAGATGGAGCAGTTGCTACTTGCAATCTCCAACCACCACCCTCAGCATTTGGACGGGTCTTTTCAGCAACGAACTTCTTGATGGTGTCTTCGAAGAGGATGTAGTTATAAGCAGCCTCAATCTTTTGACCAGCAATTTGTTTAGAAGGATTACCAACAGTTGGATCAATTCCGAAAACGTCCTTGATGTAGTTGTTGTCGTCTTCATTCAAACTGAAGTCATAGTAACCATAGGTTCCGTCAGAAACGTTACCATCAGTATCAGTCCAGTTGTATCTCAAGATAAGTTGATAAACGTTGTCGTTTGGATTTACAATACCTTGATATGGATATATTGAACTGGTCAATTGACTTACAGCAGAAGTATCGAATCCGTATACTTCATAGTCGCTACTGAATTGTGTCGAAGCATTTTGGGTATTTGCCAAAACTGCTAACACAACTGAAGAACGACCAGTAGTAGATGGATTACATGGATCAGATCCACCCGAACCATCAGCTTGGAAGTTTCCTGTAAATGCTCCATAAGAACCACTCACAAGACCCAAGAATCTCAATGCAGCACCGCAAGTTGCGGCACTACGAACAGTGGCAAAACTACCACTCTTGACATACAATGTGCTTGTAGCATCAAATGTATCTTGATCATATGCCAATGTAATATCGGTTGTATCACCACCAATGTTCAACAAGCTTGAAGTCAACAAGAAGGAAACTTCAGTGCTTTCTTGAATTGATCGAGCAATTTGTGTTTGTGGTGTAGCTGTGCTACTTCCTTGAGCACTAGAACTCAAGAAGAAATACAAACCAACAGATCCCGAAGGTGCTAAGTTGCCACCATCATCGAAGTATCTGCTGAGTTGTGCAGTTTCTACTGTTCCAAGACTTACTTGTTTACCAGCATACAACTTACTACCACTCAAGTTACCAGTTCCATCATAGTTGGCTGGGAAACCACTGGTCAATGCGGCACTACCAAATCTTGCATTGATACTACCACTAATTGTCAAGTATGAACAATCAAATGTTGAATAAAGATGTGGCGAGAATGCGGTGTTCGCACCAGTTTCTCTGTGAGAACACAACTTTGCATTTGCACCAACACTTGTATCCAATACTACGAATGGGAACTTGACTTGTTGATTATTGATCTTAGTTACCGAAGCGGTCAAATAAGATCCAGATCCAGCTGGGAATCCGGCTACAACGTTGCCCGTAATACCACTATCTATCAAAATAGAGGCAAATGCACCAGAACCAGACTTGAAAATATATCCACTTGGTGCCCATTGTGTGACATCAAACCATGCCAAAGCATAGTCAGAACCACCACCTGAAGGAGTTACCTTTAGTCCGTTATCAACAATCGAAGCACTAAATGCTGAATCAGCATTGTATGTGGTCAAACTTACCAATTGATAAGCATCTTTCAATACTACAAGAGAAGCAGACAAACTGTTGATGTCTGGCAAACTTGAATTTGCACCAACGAAATCAGCAATTTCTTGATTTGTAGTGTTAGAACCTGTGATCCAGATACCTGCGAGAGGGTTTGTTCTAGTTAGAGCGTTTGGTTGAATTTCCCACGATGATGCGCTGTGAACATATTGAATGTTCGCAGTATAGTCATCACTGTTCAAATACATGAACGAAGCAGTGGTCAAAGCACCAATGTCTGATGTTCTCAACCATTGACCTGGTTCAGCATAAACCACCAATGGGTTCTTTTGCCAGTAACCAGTCAATCCACCAACACGGACGATAGTTACAACGCCTTGTTGAATGAGATATTCTTTTGCAGTGTAGGGACCGTAGTATACACCGTCAGCAATACCGAAGCGTTGTTCTAGTGTTGCTACGTCAGTTATAATATTTGGGTAAAACGCAGGTCCGTCAGCAAACGGAGCCACGATTGCACCACCGATGTTGGCTACGCCTTGGGCTAGCCCCGATAAGTCATTTTCTCTGGTGAATACACCAGGACTTACTATTTGTTGTGTTGGACTCCAGCGTCCACCTTCTTGAATTGGCATAATTTATGTTCCTTTCAGAGTGTCAACTTAACTTTTCCAAAAGTTATGTTTACTTTATAAATATTGCCAGAAAAGTGGAACACCTAACTATTTATATCATCTTTAACTTTTTTTCACCGAAAATCGATCTTGCTATACCCATTTTCTTTTTTGATCTCTAGTTGTTGATCAACCATGTCTCTCATTTGATCAAGATGGCTGATAATCCAAATAAACTCAAACTGGTGTTTCAAATATGTAAATAGAGCACCCATCTGTCCCAAATGATCACTATCAGCACATCCAAATCCTTCGTCAATACAAATAATATTGGGTCTAGGTAGATTACTAATATTAATCAAAGCAACTCTGATTGCCAATCCACTCACAAACTTCTCCATACCACTAGCCATTTCAAGAGGCCAACGTTTGTCATCATAAACAATGTTGGTCATGATGTTTTTACCGTCAGTTTGTAGAGTAACACTAAACTCAACAATCTGATGAAGAATATTGTTAACTTCTTTCTCAATCTCTGGCAAGGTCTTGGAAATAACATCATATGGAATACCGTCACGACTAATAATTGCGGTATACAACTTGTAAGCTTCATATGAAGACTCCAACTCTTTTACCTTATTCAATTGATCGGTAGTATTCTTATATTGAAGTTCCAACTTACCCTTTTCGGTAGAAGCAGTGAACAATTTTGAATTCACAAACTTAATCTGAGTTTCAATATCCTTGATAAAAGACTTGTGTTCATCAATTTGATCCAACAACTTCTGATTGTTTTCAATAGTATCCTTATTCTTATAGAAACTATCAATTGCATCAACAATATCCTTCAGCTTGTTTTGCAACGTAATCAAATAGTTTTCATCACGTAGTATTGCCGTATTGATAACACCACGCTTCTTTTCCAATTTGACTCTATCATTATTTAGACTCTGACAATTTTTGTATCTAGTCTCAATATCACCAAACTCTTCAACCTTAGACTTTAAAGTGTTGTATTCACCAATGATAGTAGTTGCGTTGACCTTTTCATTTTCAAGATCTTGTTTGGTTGCAATAGCATCTTTTACGAACACGTTGTTGACGCAGTATTCACAATTAGGGTCATACTTATGTTCTTCAAGCTTCTTGAGTTTGTCAACCTTGGTCTTGATAACATACTTCAATCGTTCAATTTCAGCCTGCTTTGATTCTTCAAGTTTCTTTGCATTCTTATACTCTTGATATGTAGTCTCAATGTTATCACACGCCTTTAGAGAAGAACTCAACTGTGAAATCTCGGAGTCAGTCTCTTCCAACTTGGTCTTATTCTCAGAAATATCCAAAGTGAACTTGTTGACTTTTTCCTCATAATCAATCTTATCTTTTTCAAGAGAAGTGATATCAACATACTTGACCGAATCCAGTTTAACAATATTCTTGCTCAACTGTAACAGTTCATTATTATGTTCATCTTTCTTTAACTCCAAGTTCTTCAACTCAACATTGAAAGAGGCAATGTTTTCCAAGTTGGTATTGATACTACCAGATATGGTAACAAGGTCTGATTCCAATTGATCTTTACTGATATTCTTCAATAGAGTATTAGTTTCCTTGAAGTTCTCGTTAGCAATATTATAAAGTTGATCAAAGACATTCAATCCCATGAATTGGCACAACAAGTCCTTGCGTTCAGTCTGACCAAGATCAATAAAAGATCCAGCCTTACTGTTTTGAACACTCAACACGGTCAAAATAAAGTCATCGTATGTTCCAACATAGTCTCTGATAATATCATTGGTGCTTCTACGAGCTTCACCGTTCAAAGGCACTTCGTTACCATCTTTGTCAATCTTATAGAATTTGACCTCCACCTTGACACTACCCTTCTTATCAGCCTTACCTTCACGTTCGATGTAATAATCAACACCACTCACTTCAAAATTAAACTTACACTTGAAGCTCATCTTTTGAGTATTAAGAACGTGACCAGCCTTGTATCCCTTACTGAACTTATCGAAGACACAAAATGCCAAAGCATCCATGATACTAGATTTACCACTAGCATTTGGAGCAAACAAACCAATAGTTCCTTTGAGTTTGGTAAAGTCGATATAATTACCTTCACCATAACTAAACATGTTGTCAAATTCAAAGGTCTTTGGCTTCCATCGAATATTCTTTGGAGTCTTATCTTTAGGAATTTGAAGGTTGATATCCTTATTTAGATTCTTGACTTTCTCAATCAAGGCCTTGTCAGTCTTTTTTGAAGTCAGTGTTTCTTCAATTAACTTGTTTTGATAATCAACATTGAAGATGTTATGAATATCAAGAACGTGATTGATCTTAGTAGAACTGTTATCAAATTCATCAATACGAATAAAAGTTGATTCAAGAATCTCACACTTATCCTTAATTTCATTGATAACTTCTTTTACTTGTGAAGGAATAGATTCAAAACACTTGGTTCTGATACGAGCCTTCTTGGGAATATCACTAATATCTGTTACCAACTTACCCTTGTTGATTTCGACAGTATAAAAACCATAGTCGTTCGCCAATTCATAGTGTTTGAACAACTTACGCTTTAGATCCCACAACAAAAATCCATGACCCTTGAGTTCTTCACCATGGTTTTGTTGAATCATTGATCCAGCATACACAATCACTGGCTTATTTTCATCCTCGTTGTATTCTTGAAGTATCTGATGTTTGTGAATATCACCCAACATTGCGATGTGGTGACCTTCAAACAAATTATTCATGATGGTTCTGTTGCTGACAGTATAACCAACATCTGTTACGGCATCATTCACAGGTCCGTGGAATAGTGCGATGTGATGATCAGTTTCCACCTTATACCTTGAAGGAATGGTATAATAGTTGATATACTTATCTGGTTCATCAAATACACTGAAATGATTGAACAAAATGTTCTCATATCTAAACACCTCACTGGGCTTTAGATAATACAAATTGGGATGATTCAATGCTTCCACGATGGGAGTCAAACAATCCAATCGTGACTTATTAGCTAATGTAGCATCGTGGTTACCAGCAATCAAGATGGTAGGAACTCTATCCGCACAATTCTTCAAGAAGTCACTACCAATTTTAACACACTCTGGACTGAGGTCAGACTTGTTATGGAAAACGTCACCGGTAATAACACAAACCAAACTTGTGTTCTTTTTGAGTTTGTCCAAGACAGTATAAAAACGTTCGAATACAGAGGTATATTCGTCGTGCCTCTTTGTTAGACGAATGTGAATATCAGATACCTGAACCACATTGTCTATACGTTGATCTGTGTTTTTTAATACTATCATATCTTATGTTTAATTTTCAATTTGAATAAATCGCTTTCAGAGATCTTAACACTGGCATCTATGGCTTTCCAAGTATTTTTATGTCCGATTTCGTTTGGATCTTTACCGTTTAACAAAACCAAGTGTGCATCAATTCCATTACAAACCAAGAATTGACAAATATCCAAACTGTTTTTAATCGCATCATTGTCCAACAACACATTGACCCTCGGAGGTTTTTGTGACGACAACTTGGCCTTTAATTTGTTAGACAACGTTTTACCAAACAATGGAATCACATTGTATTTTACAGAAAATGCGTCAAAGACACCTTCCACCAAAGTTACAGGCTTACTAAAATCGGTGAACATTTCAAATCCAACAATATCCTTGGTCGAGTCACACAATCTATACTTCATCTTACTTTCATAGATGTCTCGACCACAATAAAAGTTTAGTTCACCCGTTGCAGAATATGACGGAACCACAACTCTGTTTTTGAATTGACCATCAGAACAATATCCGATGTTGTATCGAATCATATCGTAAACCGACAGACCACGTTTGAAACAATAGTTCAAAGCGTGTTTGTGCGTAACATCCGAACTAGCCTTATACAAGGGTTTGAATTCAGACGGAAGTTGTAACTTTTTGATTTCGGATTTGATTGTTTTTGGAGCCTTTATTTTGCACAACGACTCATAGAACTCCGCCGGAGCTTTGATCTTGTTTAGAAGACTCTTGAATCCTTTACCACTAAAATTACAAACCCAACAATGATAATAACCAGTTGTGGTGTTTACGTTTAACTTTCTTTTATAGTGATTACAATTAGGACAAAAAAACATCAACTCCGTTCCGCCCTTTTGGACAGACGGTTTGTGTTTAAACAGTCTTGTAAGTGTATCTATAACAGAAGTCTCTACCATACGTCACTTCAGATACTACACGACGAATCGGAAGATTCAACTTTTTATTTTTCGACATACATTGCGCACACAATTCCATCATACATGTCGCTATTTCGTTCGTCCCAATTTCCCTTCTTATTCTTAACAGTAAACTTGGTGACGTTTGGCATCAACTTCTCCAACTCTTCTTTTACAAACTCTTTTGGTTTGATGCCCTTGACACGACACTTACCAAACAAATGTTTACGCATTGTGGTGACCGATAAAAGATTTACTTTCGTCTTGAAATGTTCTTCAATGATGTAAGCAAATACAGCGTTGTGTCTAGCCAGAGTTATAATAACTTGTTGTGAAGTAAACCCGCCTGCAAAACCACTTAGAGCAGCTTCAAGATTAATATGATCCACCTTTTTTATGAGTGTCACTTTTTCTAATTCTGAAATTACATGAAACGTTTTTTCTTTGGTAGTTTCGAACTTTTTTGTGTCAATAAATCCCGCTTGTTCGATCTTACCATCAACGTTAAACGCCCATCCAGTTACAGATGTTGAAGAATCTAAACCCAGTATAACCATTAACAATAGATATATTAACGGGTAAACTTGCCATTAATATATTTGTTGGAATTGAATCCCTTCAAATAGATAGAAAGCTGCTTGGATTGATTTCCAGTAGCATCTTTGAACTGAGTAGCACCAGTTGGAGTATTTGTAACAAAGCCTGGGTCAACGGTATACAACGAATCCTTGATTGAAGATCCTCCGTTCCAGTTTGTAGCAATCTTGTTTACACCATTGGTGATCACCGGACCCAATCTGGTATTATCACTATAACTGAGTGCGCTCTTATTGAAATTCTCAGTGCCAGTTGTTACCTTGGTCAAAAATCCCTTACTAACGGTCCAATCTCTATCAGCAGTGCTACCACCAAGAGACAATTCATTAGATCCTTGAGTCTTTACGTTCTTTTGAACTGGTTGGTAAGCACCACCAGCAGCTTGACCAGACAAATATCTGTCTGCCAAACTCTTGTTTGATGATTCACGGTCAATTATTTTGCTGTCAGATAGAGTTGCCATATGATTTTATGTCGCTTTATATAATAAATATGGTTAGGTGTCCCATTTAACAACAATATTTATTGGAATTTGACCATTGTTTTTTATAGGAGTTGCAATTTTTCCAACTGCTACTAGGTCGGCACCAGCATATAATCCAACCTGTGTAATGTATGGTGCCAAATAAGAACCAGTAGGATCTACAGACGAACTAAAGTTGTAATTGAAAAATTCAGCTTTGATAGTATTTTGACTGCCTTTACCAGTTTGGTTGTCCAAGAAAGAAATGATGTCGTCATAGTTTTTCCTTCTTGATGTTGGGGTGATATACTGTTGGTAATTTTCAACCGTCAAATTTTCTATAAAGTAGTTCCAGATCATATACGCATCTGCGTAATTTACCATACCATCTTTATTTACATCAAAGTCTTTGGTTGCCAACTCACACTTCAACTCTGGAGTCAATCTATTGTTTGTATAATCAACCATCGAAGAACTGAAGTATCCAAAGATGCTTTCTTGAACATCTCCAGACACCAATACATCCCACCATGATTCAACGTGAGTTGTAGTCAACTTATAGTTAATATATCTCAAAATAATATCCAAATTACTAAAGTCAAATGTCTCTTTGTTGATCACACAATATGGTCCAACATAAGATGCAGTAACAGCAGTTGGATTTGTAGAAATATTAAACTCGCCAGGTTCTACAGTGCAAATGTATTGTTTTTCATGTAGAGTTATTTGACTTTGGTATTCTCCGTAAATATAGTCATCCAATTGTTGTAATGGATTCTTCAATATATCAGACAATATACTACCAGTATTATTGACCACAAACTTATTGTAACTATAAAATATGTTACCTATATTTGGATTGGTTTGAAGATCACCAAAATCATAAATAAACGATCTACCAAATACTGAATCTGTGACATTTGAATCTTGTTCCATCACAAGCACAATTGACCCACTATCAGTTGCGTTTAAGTTGTTACCATCACAACCACAGATTTCATCTTCCATTCTGAAATAAAATGAACTGATAGATGGTCCATCTGAGTTACATGTAAACAAACCACTGCCGCTTTGTTCAGCTGCATATGGTTCTGACAAATACAAATCATCATTCAAAGGTGCTGGTGAACCAATTACCAAATTTAAATCTGATAATGCTACTGAGGCACCAAATGCGGTAAAACTTTCGTCTAACTTTTTTCTGTATCCGATTGGTGTGGTTGTTGCCATCTTCAACGTCAAATTATTATCACACGACCCCGTAGAAATCTTGTATAACATTGCTTGACCGTTGAATGTGCTAGCACCAAAGTCGTTTGTTTCAAAGTTAATATTGTATCTGTTTACCGATGAAGATAGATATAAACTAGAGAATGGAAAATATGGTTTTGGAGAACCAGCAAGAACATAATGACCGTTTATGTCAACACTGTATCCAAACATATTGTCTTTGAATGTATTTGTGTCACCGTAGATCTTCTCCAATAGAACATATTGTTTGGTTCCAACAGCAGGTATGTTGTAATAATAAATTGCACCACGTTGTCTTATGGGTTGAGACCCAATCAAAGCCAATGAACTACTGTATTCGTAGTATATGAGATCGTTTGGAGCACCAACAATCAAATTATCTTTAGCAATAGCAACTGAATATCCATATCTTGTGGCTGTCTGACTCACTGGTAACCATTCAATATCTCTGTCACCTTGCAATTTTAACCACTTTGACGAAGTATCTTGTGTCAAAGTTTGAGTATTCTTCCAAGTTCCATTATTTAATCCACCCTCTCTAAAATACACAAAAACTTTGCTACCTGTTTGTGAAGCAGATGCTACTACCAATCTATCTTCATTGTATTTATCTATATAAATTGATGAACCAAAATACTGATCGGCACCATTTGATGATGAAATAGTTTGGTAGTAGTTATAATAACCACAACCAGATCCAGTATACAAATAGATGTCAACGGCACCTCTGTTTGAATTTCTGAATGGTGAACCTATTGCCAAAAAGTTGTTTGACACGGCAACCGCACGACCAAATCCTTCAGCTGCCGATCCAGTAACTCCACAAAATGGACTGTTTGGCAAAGAAAATAAACTGTCATTTTCTACTGAACAAGACCCCGTTGATGCTTCATCGTAAATTTTGTATATGTCTACGGTTGCATAATTTTGATCAATACTAGCAATACTTTGACTAAAAGCAATGTCTGATATTACCAAGAATCTTTCGCATATTGCCAAAGCAGAACCATAAGACGTTTGTTTTTGTATTACAGTTCCGTCTTCCAATATCAAAAAGTCACAGGCTAATGAATTATCAGCCAAAGACCCACTTTCATATCTTAATGATGCTGTATAGGCAGAACTTGCACTTTGTTCTGTATAATATGATAGTAGTTCACCGTGGTCGAGAGGACTGCCTCGTCTATAGGTCTTTGCAAAAGAATAATTGGTAGTGAACCTATTTTTTTGATAAACTAACACCTCACCAAGTCTTGCAAACCCCTCATTACAAGAATATGGCTTTGAATTGGTATTTGAAACCGCTATGTAGTTACCGTTTGTAACCACATGTTGGCCAAAGTTCTCATTATAGATGTTTAACAAATTCGACATTTACTATAAATATTGATTACAACCGAATATCTTCAAATCAAAGATTGTTTCTTACAAACATTTTTTCTTCATCTGTGGGGTAGTAGTATGGTTTCCAACAATGTATGACCGCAACGTCCCCTTGTTTTTTTTCTAATTCCGGTATAGGTTCATTCCACCCTCGTCTGTCAACTAATGTAGTGACGGTTGAATTTTTATACTGCGTGAGTTCAGCCCAACTTCCGAACGTTAATTTAGAAAAAGCAAAAATAAAAGTAAGTGCTGAGTCAGTCCATTCACACGGCCTACTATCTAAACTATAGATAAAATTCCAATCTATAGTTTTAGATTTTTCATATGCCTCTAAAAATTTGAGTCTGTTAAAAATAGCACCGCCACATCCAAACACGCCGGTAGGTCGAACGTTTAAATAATTGTAAACAGAATCCGACCACCCGACACCTAGAATACCAGATAAATCATATGGTGGAATACCTCGTATCTCTCGTTTTATCCACACATCATCTTCAAAATGCATTACGTAATCAACATTTTTTAATGATGTGACGCATGCATCATACACTCTGTCCAACCACGCCAATGTTGTTTCTAAATTAAAAGCAGGCCGACCACTGATTCCAGTTACTTTGGTTTTGGCATAGACACAACTAAACTTTTTTGCAACAGGTATCAGAATGTCTGAGTTGTCTTCATATAACGCAATAGGCGAATTGGGATAGAATGTTCTAAACTGATTCAAAGCATAATAACACGCCTCCAAATTATTACCACTTTGATAAAAAAGCCCAATATTCATTTATATTTTTTTGAAGTTTATTATATAATTATGGTTCACTAGTAGATTATAATCAACGAACTGACCCTCAGCACCAGAGAACCCTGGTTTTTGATTGACTAAACTCTTGTTGCACATATAAACACCATATTGCGGATCTTTGGCTAACCCAAAAGTGTGTTGATCAAATACCCAAAACCGTGAAAAGTCAAAACTCAACAATTTATCATAAAATGTGTGATTCACAGCATAAGCATGAACCATGTAAACACCACCACATCTGGAAAGATTGTCTGTAACTTGATGAAATTGTTCAACAGGATTGCAACCGAGGAAAAACATATCCCAATCCATAGTTTTCAAATCATCTACACAGGCTTGTAAATCTTGTAAAATACTATCGGTAAACACAACATCATCTTCAAATATTAAGACATTTTTTAATTTTTGATATTTAGCCAACGTTATGGCATTCAAATGTGATAAAGTAACACCTCTAACCGCTGCCAAATATGGTAATCTCTCAGGAAGTCGATCACACTGAATACCTCCATTTTTTGTAATCATTTCACTTTGTTCAAGGGAGATTTTAACACCGGACAATCTATCCGCCACAATTGCATATTTAGAAAACTCTTTTTCCAATTCAACTTTTCTAGCCAGATTAGCATCTGGATTTATGTAATATATTTTGTCAAAAAAATTAAATGGATTGTTCATACTTTATTATTACATATTTTATCAATAAATAAATTCCACATATTGCCGATTTTGTTTATGTTAAATTGTTGATTTATATATTCAAATTGACTAAATCTATGTTGGACTGAAACATCTTTAGAATCTATATGATTTACCAAATCAACGATATGCTTAGTTTCAGTTAATTGTGGCGCCTCAAATACTCTCGATTTTTTAAGTGTATCTATATCTAATCCATCGGGAAATTTTATGAAATGACAATGGTGCCCATAATATTCAGGTATTGCTCCAAACGGATATGTGACAACATTAACCCCCAAAGCAAGAGCCTCTGCTATTGATACAGAAAAAGTATCTTGATATACTAATTTTCGATGGGTTAAAGATGGAAATATAAAGTAGTTACTTTCGGCTAAATGATAATACAATTTAGATTTATCTAATGCAGTTTTTTCATGATTTATGTAATCGAAGTGAACAAATTCTAAATCCGTCCAATTTAAATTACGAACCGATTCTTCAGCAACATCACCACCTCTTGACCACTGGCCAGAAAATATTACTTTGTGTTTTTTTCTTGGTATATTCTTATCCAAGATATTTTTTATTAAATTCGTATCAATCGCGTTGGGTATAATAGTTTCATGATAACCATATTCATGATTTTTATACAAGTCATTATATTGTTTATTTTCACCGAATGCCCAATTTGAAATAGAAACAGATCCAATACTAAGTTTGTTAACACTAGCATACTCTAATATACTATTATGTGCGTATCCCCAAGCTAAATGATACCAGTATATCACTGATTTTTTAACTTTAATTGGAAGATTTTTATATCCATCAAACCATAAACATGTAACTAATACATCATATTCTTTAAATTTAACTTCATCAAATAAAAGGTTTGTATAAAATACACCATTTGACATCTGTGGGTTTTTACAAAACTCAAGAGCAACTGTGACATCATTTCCTATAGAGCTCAAATACTCCGACACATATACAACACTACTTTCTGTCCCAGAACAACTGGACCCTTCATATCGTATTTTTTCTCCAGTAATATCGCCACTTCTATTAACATTTCCAACTACTACAAAAGCAATTCTCATATGTTCTTTTCGTATCGTGGAGTCCATCCAGATTTGGTGTGACCATACATGACCAACTTATCAGGTTTATTTTCACTCACAAACTTAGCCGTGTGAGTGGTTTGTGTATAGTTAAACACGTTTGGATTCTCACTTGGTTTGAAATCAACTCTGTGTAAATTGTTACCAAACTTATCAATAATACCTAACGTGATAAATTCGTATCCATCTAATGCATTGTTCTTGAAAAACTCAACGTCCCAATTTACCACAATGTTGTAATTCTCGACGGTAAACTGTTCTTCCCATACACCTGGATTGGGTGGTTCGTTAACCTTTAAAGTATATCCTTGAATTCTACACTTCTTAAAGTCAAACCCAAACGCTACTTCATAGTCACGGAGTGTTCGTTCAGTTCCCAACCCATAAACGCCAAATGGAATATTGTGATTCTCTTGACCAAACAACTGTCTTACTAGATTACGTGACAATACATCACGTTCACCACTGGTAACCTTGATCTGTTCTGTCTTGTGTCCATGATCATCCCAATGTTTGACACGATAATTTCTCGTATACTCATGCCACATAATCATTCTGTATGGAGAAAAGAAATCATATCCATGACTATAAGCTCTGAGACTCATAGAGGTTTCTTCTGTGTAACCACCAAAATAAACTCTTGGGTCATACTGAACTTCCTCACAGAACTTACCTTGTGTAAAAATAAAATGTCCAGACAATGTTCTTGCACGAATAACTTTGGTTCTTGACTTGTAGTCTTGTATAAACCAAGGCATGCTCATCAACAACTTGTCATAAGAAAACTCATATTGACTCATCAAACAAGGAACTGGATTCCATGTTGACGGATCGTCCTTTGGATTGAATGGTGTGCAGTAAGTTGTAATGATTGGCTTCTTACAATATTCAAGAGCCTGATTATAGTCTTCGATACACATCACATCCCAGTCTTGAACAAATCTATGATGTGAATCAATTTGTAATGTATACTCTTCGTCCTTCCACAACTTTTGTGTTAGGTTTCTTGCCCATCCCAAACCCTCACTCTTTTGATATTGAACATCTACAACTCTGAATCTAGGATCATTGGTAAATTCTTCCAACGACTCAGTATCATCACGTTGCCAACAAATGCCAAACGTCAGATTTTCTGGATGTCTGGCTTTGTTAATTAGATCTCGGATTGTAGGAACCAACTCTGGGTCTCTATAACTAGCAATTTGAACGAATATTTTAGACATAACCATTGTTTATATAGATATTATAACAATTCAAACCATTATTATAAAATGACAGGTATTAAGCCACAGTATCCCACCTTACAGTTCCAGAATATGTTTTCATGCCATCATTCCATCCACGACCATTGACTTCGACACCATTATTTCTACTAGCGATGGTTATGTATAGTATTCTATATGCTCCACTAAGCAATATTGTGTAGTTAAAGTAACTAGCGGATCCGTTGCCTGTATATGTTACAACTGGAGTAGACCAAGTAGATGGATATCTATAAGCGATAAATCCATCTCCACCAAATCCACTTACATAAGGGCCCATGCCACCGCCACCACCGTTACCAGCACCATAACCCGCCGCCTGGTTTGTAGGCATTCCACCATCAATTCCTCTTCCAACAGATCCGTCACCACCACCTTGACCTCTGCCAGGTGCTGACGACCTTATTGCGGAATTAAGTGATAAATTCTTTCTTAAAGAACTACCTCCGCCGCTTCCTGCAATAGCATCCGCTACAAACGGGTCAACATCGATATCAAACCAAGTTGGAACTTCGCCGACAGTCATAACTGCGGTTCCATTACCACCTTGTGGTGTGGTGCCACTCACAAGTTGTCCACTGGCTCCATTAGAATTGTATCCACCACCAGAACCACCAGCTCTATAGTCAACGTTTTCAATTCCAACGCCGCCAGAACCGCCGGATCCGTCTCCGTTACCCGCTGCTATGAGGGTGCCATCGGGTGCAACACCGCCACCACCGCCGCCACCACCATATACGCCATTACCCGCAGGAACAGCTGCGCCGTTGATATAACTTGCGCCGCCACCGCCACCACCGGCATAATATGTGTCAGCAAACATAGTGGTTTGACCATTTCTATTAGCCATTACTGAACCGGTAAAGTCGCCACCACTACCAACAACAAAGTTGTATGTTACACCAGCAACAGGTATAAAGGTATTTGTTAATACATAAGCACCTGATCCGCCACCTCCCATTGTTGGTTCACTAGCAACGACGCTGTTTATTTTGTCACCACCCGCACCACCTCCACCTACCATAAATAATTGAATACTAGGATCGGGCGTAGGGGTTGGAGTTGGTGTAGGAGTTGCTGTTGGAGTAGGAGTATTTGTTGGAGTAGGAGTAGGTGTAGCTGTAGGCGCCGGTGGAATAGGCGTTGGCGTAGGTGTTGCTGTTGGCGGGATAGGGGTTGGAGTTGGTGTCGAAGTAGCTGTAGGTGTTGGAGTAGGAGTAGGAGTGTTTGTTGGTCCCGGAGTAGGCGTAGGGGTTACAGTAGGTGTTGATGTTGGTGTAGGTGTTGGTGTTGCTGTTGGTGGAATAGGTGTTGGCGTAGGTGTAGAAGTTGATGTAGGAGTAGGTGTTGGTGTTGGTGTTGATGTAGCTGTAGCAGTTGGCGTAGGAGTGACTGTAGCTGTTGGCGTAGGCGTAGGGGTTGGCGTAGGTGTAGGGGTTGGCGTAGGTGTAGCGGTAGGAGGCAAATCTTCTGAGTTACATGGACATATTATTGGATTTTTGATCACGCCTACAAACGTGAAACTATCCTTGATGTCGTTATACTGAAACAACACGTATCCTAAAGATTGTCCATTGCCTACACTTTGTTGTGTCACCTTGAACTTGTATTTTTTAAACAACAAGTTATACGCAGGAGATGTTGTCAGAATGTCATTTTCCAAGTCTGAAATCAGTTTGATAGCTGTAGTAGAAAGAAATTTATCGGTATCTGATATGGTTAAAAGCCATGATATCAAATTTGGCTTGTATAAAAGATAAGAGTATAAGTTATCGATCATAATTTTTTCTTTCTACTTTAAAGTTACGTTACGCGCCTATCCTCCAAGGATCTGCTATTGTGCCTGATCCAAGACCCGCACTTTCTGCGACACTTATTGCACTATTGATGTCATCATAAGTTTGCCATGAACCTACGTATTCGGTGGTGTTGCAACAATCGTTATCATCCCTTGTTGGCATCGTTCTGGTAATTCGTTCACAGTTACTAGAATTTGACATTGCTCTAAATGCTGAGTTGAATCTAATAGTTGCTACAGTCTGTAAATCTACTATGCCACATGCCATGGTGGATACAGGTGTTCCAACCACTTCCATGATAGCCCCACCCGAATTATATGGGTTAATATCAACCGTAACGGCGATATAACCAGGGTCACAATATGGAGCAGTCCCCGTCCCATCCCAACAAGGATCACACGTTGCGGGATCAGTGCATTCAGGCTGACTTGAACAAGATCCCGGTGAACGTAAGACCGCATAATAAAATTCCTCAGATGGAGTAGGCGTTGGTGTCGGCGTAGCAGTAGCAGTAGGTGTCGGCGTTGGTGTGTCAGTAGGTATTGGAGTAGCTGTAGGTGTTGGTGTAGGAGTTGCCGTAGGTCCAACTGGAGTAGGTGTTGGGGTAGGTGTAGCAGTAGCCGTAGGTGTAGGCGTAGGCGTATTAGTAGGAACAACGGGTGTTGGAGTAGGCGTAGGAGTTGATGTTGCCGTTGGGGTTGGAGTAGCCGTTGGACCAACTGGAGTAGGTGTTGGTGTTGGTGTTGGTGTGTTTGTGGCGGTGGGTGTAGGCGTTGGAGTCGAAGTTGCTGTTGGTGTAGGCGTTGGTGTTGCTGTAGGACCAGGCGTAGGTGTAGGGGTTACGGTTGGAGTAGCCGTTGGAGTTGCTGTTGCGGTCGGCGTTGGAGTTGGGGTCGCAGTAGGTGCCGGAGTTGGAGTTGGTGTTGGAGCAATACAACATTCACCCGTATTGTATGGATCGGACAAATATGCACCCAAACCACAGATGTTCAATGGAACAGTCAAATCTGTTGAATCACTTTGTAATGGATACTTGTTGATAAAGTAACTACCAGACAATATCAAATTGTAATTTCCATCATCTATAACATCCGCAACGATATCACCACTTTGATTGTTTATCACCAAGGTAGTTGGTCTAATTTTGTCACCCGTTTGATTGATGGTTAGATTGAAAACAGAAATATCGTTGGTCAAACTACTGGTCATCAATGAATTGTCATAACCATCGATGCCAAAAATGTTGTAAGCATTGTTGTAGTTGTTATAATACATCTTTTTGATGGTATTATACACTTGACGTTGATATGTTCCGTCCAAGTTTTGTGGATTTGTAGCAGGATTATAATCAGCACTACCACTTGGATAAAATACCGAACTGGAAGGAACGTATATACCAATTTGAAGGTTTATAGGATCTTCAAATTGAGTTGTTCCCAAGAAACCATCAACACTTTTTTGTGTGCAACTTCCCGACAGATTATCATCGCATGCTACTATCGGAATGATCAATGGAAATGTTTCGTCACCCTCGTTTGCTATGATTATGTCATTAAACACACTGTTCAACTCTTGTGGTTTGGCAAGAGTGAACGGAGTTAGTATGATGTCTTGATTTCTAAAAAACTTGATCATCCTAATATAAATAGGATTGTATTAGAAATCGATACGGACTTTTATGAGTAGTTCGCTATCAAAACTCTTCTGAACTGGTCTGCTGATCTTACCAATAGCTAACAATTCGTTGTTAGAGTTGTATAAACCCACACTAGTAATGTAGGTTCTAGGGTTATTGATCAAATCTTGATAAATAATTGTTCCCTTTGTGAGACCGTCAGTTCCATCCGACACAAAAGTAGGATTGTTACTGTAGTTGAACTCTTTATTCTTTACACGAACGAAGTAATTTGTTGATGGAACAAACTCACTCTTACGTGCTGCCATGGTTTTATCACTACGTTTGATAGCATTAAAAAAGTCACGTTGCCACAAACGAGCTATTGCTTGAACAGAATTTGCACCAATATAACTACTCAAATTTGACAATCGTTGATTGATATAAGTTCCGTGTGTAAATCCAACTTGAGCATTTGTCTTGGTAGTATTAAAAACCACGATGCCATTCGACGGATAAAACAAACCGATACCAGCATATACTGGACTTCCATTCTTAAGATATGGAGTAGCCACACCCTGAATAACAGAACCAGAAATCAAATTGTATACATTTTGTTGTTTATTGATAACTTGTGAATCGTCAATATATGAGAAAGATCCACTAGATCCCGACAAGTTGATTTGGATTTGACCTGGGTCCAATTGATCCTTGATCTTGTCTGAAGAAAAATTCATGACAAAGATATTTTCACTGTCAACTGGTGTTGTTACACTACCAGAAGCAAACGAGAACAATTGGTCACCTGGTTGCAACAATGTGTTCTTGTATTGAGAATAAATTACCTTGGTTTCGTGAGTCAACACGTTTATCGAAGATGATCCGTTAAACACGGAACTACCACTGGTTTCATAGTCACCGTAAGCAATAGCAAAATAAGTTTCGCCATCCAATAAAACATTCAAGTAATATTGTCCGTTCTTAACATCAAATGGTGATGATCCAGTAAGATTATTTGCTTGTGTAGAAGATGTAGTAAATCTGGATTGAGTTACATACAAACTACCTGTTCCGAATAATCCAGAAGATACTTGGTTTATTCTACCCGCTACGATGTCATCACTTGTAAATTGACTAAATATCATAATTCAGTTTATGTTGTTGTTGGGACTTTAACAGTAACAGTAATCGACGTATTTCCGCCACTCTCATTACCTATGATAGTGATATTTGTGGTGGTTGTCTTGGACAAAGAAGCATTTGGAACAAATCTAAACTTGTTTCCTACTACCACTTGAGATGTCTGAGATGCCAAATCGCCGGAGAAAGAAGGAACTGTTGCAGTGGTTGAGTTTAGACTGTTGGTTTCTGTTACGATCAATGTTCCGACATTCTTGTTTGCCAAAATTGCGGTATATCCAAGAGTGACGTTGTAAGTTGGGTTTGTGCTTGGGCTGATACTGATATCACCAGTATAGTCTCTATCTACCGTAATTACCGATTGTGCCACGCTGATCGTAGGAACGGCAGTAACACCTTGATTGAGTGTCACCAACTTATACTTCATCAACTGTGATTCATCGGTGATGGGTTCCATTACTGGAGTATTACGAATTGCGATATCGTAATAAGCACTTCCCATCGGATGATCTGGGTTAAACTGTGTGTAGTCGATTTCGTCATCTGCGAGAGCAAATGCTGTAATGTTTAATCCACCAGTTTTCGCTAGGATTTCACGACCTTTCTTGGTCAAGACCGCGTTAATCGTGATCACATTGTTGTCTAAGTATGCCATATATAAATAATTATCAAGGATTTTATGTTTTACATCAAAATTGATATTATAAATTCATGATGTATTTGTCCAAACTTGCACTAGTTTCCATAGAAGCTGTCAATGGTAACTGAACAAATAGATTGTTTGGATCTCCAGCAGACCCCGTTGTGGTGCCATATACTGGGAAATCACTACTACTGATATTGAGACTCAAATAGCCAGGTATTGTAGTGACTGGACTAGATCCATTTGGAAGTCCTTTACGGTTCACAGTTGTGGTAGAATCATTCTTACCCTTAATGTAAGTATAATATGTCAACTGTGCTGGAGCAAACACCTTAACACCATTGTTTAGACTAAAATTAGATCCACTCACCGCAATATACTTTTGGCGAGAACCAGGCATCATAACCTTACTCAAGTGTCTTGGAGAATATCCAGTGTTTCCTTCACCTCTATAAACATTGGTAAATACAGACGACCCAGTTACAGATCCCGATCCAATTACTTCTACTGTATTGAAACTAGAAGTGAATGTCACTATGTTACCATTATCATTTACCATTTGATAATACTCATTGCCTGGAACATTATATGTGTTTCTAACGTGATAACCATTAGAATCGACATTGATATACTTTCCATACTTTGCGTAGATGAAATCTCGACTATCAATTGACGGAGGGATTTCTAAACGTTGATAGTTATATTGATTTCTATCTGTATCATACGTTGTAATTGACTCGACCGTAATATTCATAGGACTGCCGGTTGTGAATATAGGAGTCAATTCAGCAGCATTGTTAAAATAAATACTAGACGTATACAATCCACTTACATTGTATGAGATGTCCTTGTAATTGAACTTCTTTCTTTCAAGAATAGATGGTTCAATCAACAAACCTGTTTTTATTGAAGCACGGTTTGGAACCACATTCTTGACATAATCAAAAATTGAAAAGTCAATATACAACTTGTAGGTTGTGTAGAACTCTTGAGGGTAAATATACTTAATACTTGACGATGGAAGTGAAGCAAATTCCCTCAATCTCAAGTCCAACTCTGGATAATTTTGACTGGTTAGGTATTTTGGATCACCAATAATATCAGTGATACCTTCTTTACCCAAAAAGTTTTCCATATTGGATTCCAAGTATGTGTATGGACTGATATAGAATCCTACAACGTTACTGTCACTACCTACGATGTCATTGGTCTTTGTAGAATAGTCATAAGGAACAAGATTTGATGTAGCAAATTCATCAATCTTGTTTATCTTCACATTGTTCTTATAGTTTGGACCAAAACGATTTGAATTGATTGCTTGATTTACAACAACCTTGTCAAATTGATATGGAAACTCCGACACATACGCTGGAGCACATGATGGATATGGTTGAGTTACAGATTCTCCCGTAAAGTTTGAAGCGGTAAACCAAGTGTCATAGTAAGTGTTTCTATTTGGTATACCAACTTGTGTTGAAGAAATAACCAAAGAGGCACTCACAGATGAACTGACTGGTGTGTTTATTGACGAACTTGCTGCCCATAATTGCATTGGAGTATCAAAACTCCACAAGTAAATCAAATTGTAATACAATGCTGCCTTGTCTGGAATTGATATAGAATCGAGATTGTAACTATGTTCATCAAAGTCAGACAAACTCAATGGATCACGGAAAACCTTTATCTTATCGATGTTTCCATCAAACTCAATATTGTTGTTGTATGTGGTATTGTAATTACCAACATAATAGCTACCACTTGAGAAATAATTGTTTTGATTGTAGTTAATTACCTTGGTCTTTATACTACTGAAATTCTTCAACGAACCATCATACTGATTGACTGCGAATGTATATGTGTTGGGAACATACTTTTCAGCTGCTGATGATGTGAGTGATGATGTAAACACGGTAATACTACCATAAGTGTTTGTGTCCGTGTTTTGTTCTGGTGTGATACTATCATATTCATAATCAGCTTTAATATCACGGGATATCATGAGTGTGAATATGTTGCCATTCAAATATGGCAGTTCATCCAACTTGATACTTGATGTGGTATTCGATTCAGTTGGATGTAGATCATAAATCAACACACCGGACTCAGCTTGTTGTGTCTTTCTTATATAAACTTCCCAGTCAATTTTGTTGTTTCTGATCTTTCTTACAATAGGAATCTTATCGTTGAAATTGTAGTCTTTTGATTTGAATCTAAACGAAGCTTCAAAAGTATCATATCCACGAAACTCTTCTGTTTGTGATCTTGAAGATGTATATGTGTTTGCCTGAGATCCACTGTAATATAAAGGATCACCTACCACAGAAACATATTCTGGGTCTGTATAATCAAACTTTATGTATCTACCATCTTTGATTCTGGTCAAATAAATGATATCTTCAAAGTCATAATAATTTTGACGATTTACATTTACATCTGTGCTTCCATATTCACGAAGTTGAATCAACTCAGAAGGTATACCAAACAATGATCTGATCAAATCCAATGATGTTGAAGTTCCTTTTGTCTTGTAGATATAAGGAAGGTTGTTAGCAAATCTATTTAAGATCTTCTTACCGTAGTCAAAATAAGAACTTGATAGTGAACTAGATATCTCAGTGTTATCGAACAAGTATTGAGAAATACCACTGTTTTGAAACTTGAAGTTGTTTGTATTCCAGCTGAACGAATTCAATAACTCATCCAAGAAGTTCTTTGGATAATCACTGAGTTCAGATACTCCGAGAGGATATGTCTTTGGAAACTTTTTGATGTAGACCAAAATGTTATCAAAGAAATGACCCACCATCGAAGTGAACTTCAAATAATCAACAGACTGACTGTCTTCACGAATATATTCTGGTAGTTGATTTAGTAAACTGTCTACATTGTTTTGGTCATATGAAATACCATCTTCAATCTTATCATCGATGCTAGAAGTATTGAAGAACAAATATGACTCATACTCATCAAGAGAGTTTAGTATGTCAATTTGAGATTGAGTAATACGATCTATATCTGTTTCATATGTAGCACGTATAGTCAATGCTGAAGAACTAGCTGCTGTATGAACTTGAACCTTCTGAGTTTCTAACTTGTTGTAATCAGAAATCTTGTTCTTGGCAATCTTGGTTCTGAGTTCAGCTGATGAGTAAACTATGAAGTTTGCAAAGTTATCATAATCAATCAACAAATCATTGATTCTTTGTTTTAGTCTTGACTGTGCTTCAAATAGTGTATTTACATCGTGGTCAGAATACTTTTGATTGATAGGGTCAGCAGTATCTACGTTAACCGTAAAATTAACACCGTTTAGAGATACGTTGCGTTTTACAGCCTCCGCAAATAGATTTACCTTGAAGTAAATAGGAGCAATTGAAATATTAGAAATCCAACATGTGGTTCTGATATCATATTCCAAAGGCAACGGATCAGACAACTTGACTTGAACATTTACACGACCATCAATTGGGTTGAAGTAATTTGTGTGAGTCAAAATTTGAACCAAATTACCATTGTCAAAATTCAATGCATTTTTGTATAGACCAAAATACTTGTTAGCATACTCGGTCAAAAGCAAAGTTGTTTGAGTTTCCAACCAGTCGGTGTAGATAATCTTGACAAACAAGTCCAATATACCCTGCAATTGTATTTGGTTGATCGATGTCTTTTGTAGAATTCTATCTTGAGAAACTTTGGTTACAATCGTCTTGAATGCCAACAAGATTTCGTCAGCACTAAACTCGGTTGAATTGTATGTGTATGTAAAGTTCTTGATTTGGTCATCAATACCAATGAACTTTGAAGCTTGTTGAATCGACTCATCGTTAGCCGAAAGTGTAATTACTTTATCAAAACCAACATAGGTCTGAATAATAAACTCTTGAAGTTCAGCCGCATTTTGAAGACCCAAACTTTGAGCAATTGCATTGTAATTGTAGTTGACAGAATTGCGAACAAACGTCTCTGAGATTGGATTGTTGTCAACAATTTGGTTGATGAACGAAGATATCTGTAGGAACAAATACTTCTTATCAGCAAATGCTGACACCTTTATAGCATCCAGTGCATTCTGTGGGGTCAATGTGGTATTGAATGCAAACGATAAACGCAATTCAGTTCTACTTGGAGAAATTTCCTTGATTACAAGTCTGTTTTGGTTGTTACCAGCAACGTTTCTAACAAAGTTGTAGAGAACATAATACAAACCAGGCGCAACTTGTGTCTGTCTAAGAACGTCTTGGGTATCAATCAAGATGTCATTATTGAACTTTGCGTAGTTTGTAAAAGGTTGCGCAAAGTTGTAATATGTCAACTTGTTGTTGATATCACGATAAGAACCTTGGACCACCGAATAAGACACGGTTGGAACAACTCTATTGAAAGCAATACTTTCTTGAGAACTGTTGTAAAGACTGAATTCAATGATGTCACTGTCTGACGTTCCAAAGAAACGTTCACGGTCCAGATACTTTTGTTCATACAGTTCTTGTAGATCTGGGGTAAAATATGAACCACTAGCTATTCCAGTGTTTAACGTCGTCTCATCAAAATTTAGATAACTATATGGCATATTATGATGTTAATGGTAAAAATGGAAAGTCGTCACTGAAGTCAGATGGAACATTTCCTTGACCCAACTTGATTCTTAGATCGATAATTTCGGTCTTCATTGCTGCTATGACTTGTTTATCATCGTTGAGTTCATACTTTTCAACCAAAGAGTTCACAGTCTCATTGAGAATTCTGTTTTCGGCAATGGCTTCATTATATTGTTGTAAAATAGTATTGATATCTTGTGCTTGCTCTTGTTGAGTAGTTTGCAATTCATTAAACCCAATCGAATTGGTATCCAAAACTTTGTCTGGATTGTATTCTAGTGTTTTTAATGTGATATCTGTATAGTAAAACTTACCTTCGTCGGTCTTATTATCATTATAAATGAGTTGAAAGTTTCCGAATGAATCAATGTTGTTCGGAAACTGACCAAGATCCTTAAAAGTCTGTAACTGTTTAAGACCTACTGTATATTCTACTACTATATCAGCCATATTATCTTACAATTTGGAATACCTTGTCGGTGTCCACAATGTCCACCGTTCCATCTGGATACTCCGCCTTTATAAATATCTTGAAATATCTTTCTTGTGGCAATCCAGTGGTATCAAACTTAAAATAATTTCCTTGGTTAGGGTCACAGCTGAGTTTAGAATATTCGTCAAAGTCTACAAAAACCTGACCAGACTCAGCATCAGTTATTTGATAATATGATGAAGTAGGTAGGTATTTAGGTGTTACCATCACAGGTTGTTGATATGCTTTTTGGAAGTTCTTGAGAGGGTATTGATCTCTTGCGAACACAAATACTTTTGGTAAACTACCAGCCTTATACGTGTCTTTTAACTGTTGTAGAGTAATTAAGTTCTCAATAGAACCAGTCACAGGTGCTAAACTACCCGTATTGAATGTAGTATCATCCCAAGCAACATCGATGTATGGACTATAGATTGTATTGGTTTCTTTACTGAAGAACTGTAACAATCCATTGGTCTTACCAACCGGTGGAACAGTCAACTCCAACGAAGACAACAGTATGATTCCGTTGTTTGGAATACATCCACAAATCCAAGAACGAACTATGTTGGTGACATCCATGGTTATGTCGCCTTGTTGACCGAGAGTATATGATTGACTGCAAATCAAACTTGAACCACTCAATGATGGGAATGCAGACGATGAACAGAACCAGAAGTTTACATCACTATATGTAGACGGAACATCATAATACCAAGTTCCTCCACCATTTTCAAAGCTGGCGGTCTTATAAGAAGATGTCAACAAGTAATCGATTTGTTGGTAAGAACCAGTAAACGGCACATACCAAGCATTGCTTCCAGAGTAATCTCTAAAATTCCAACTTGCACCCATTGTGGTTCCACCATCCGCCCATCTACCATTACCATTGTCCCAACTTTGACTTACTGGGTAAGCATAAATTGTGTAGTTGAGTGGTAGATTTCTTTGTCCACAAGCAGTCAAATTCAAAGTGAACTTTATGTTTGAACTAGACAACTCATTGTTTGCTATAGAAGCACTGATGTTGGTAATGTCAAACTGAACCACAGTTCTTGAAAACTCAGGTCTCAACAAATAGTATACAGATGTTGGAGGAGTTATAGAACCACTGTAATAACCACGGAAATATCCTTGGAAATTTTCAACATCCAAATAGTAACTGGTGCTAGACGTTTCAGTAGATATAATTCCAACAAATTGAGAACCAGTTACACTACCATCGAATGTTCCATTTTGAATGCAAAGTGGTCCAGGTCCAGTGCAAGATGTTCCAAATAGTTTTCCTGAGAATCCACCAATACTACCACTACCAATTAATGACTGTGTTAGTGGTGAAGTTGTGTAGGTTACACCATTGACATCTAGGTTTGTAAATGACGATCCACTGTAAACAGTTCCACTGAAACTTCCCGTTGAAATTTGACCATTCACGGTTACATTGCTCAAGAAGTTATAGCTACCACTAAACGAACCAGAAGCAAAATCCGATGAACCAGACACATATAGTGAAACAAATGGACTAACGTTTATATTTGAGAATACACCGTTGAACGAAGCAATTGCAATCGCAGATTCGACCACAGATGTTGCGAGTGGGTATTCTCTCCAAAGACTTCCAGAGTAAACATAGAAACTAGATGTTGTGTATGCCAACCAACCTTCGTTACCATATGACGAACTGTTTTGTGGAGGAGTTCTCCAAATTGGATCTGTGTATACCAACTTGTTACCATCGTTGCTAGCATACACCTCCAAAATTTCGTCTATACCAAAGTTTTTGTTTTTGTAAACTTTGGCGTTATTGATGTAGGTGTCTTGAGACGGATAAATAAATGTGTGCATATTATACCACTAATCCTTTAATGTCGGTATCTGGAAACTTGACTTCAAATATTGAAGGGTCTTTTGATGGATATACGATATTGTTCTGTGTAGCAATATCAATATTATAAGCTATAGGCGAATATTGAACTCCATCAGTATCATAAGTCAAATTTTTGATTGTAACTTCGGTCACAGATTGAACACCTTCGTTTTTCATTATTTCAAAGGTTAATTGACTTAGATTGATTGGTTGATTGAATCCCCAGTTGTCAATATTGAAAAATGCTTGAACAGATGCAATACATTCATTCAACACATCACGTTTGTTGAAACCAGCAAAGACTGTGATCTTGAATTCAACGCCGATATTGATAATGTATCCGTCAATCACATTGAATCTATCAGTCAAAATCTTGTATTGACTCAAGTAGTTCTTCAAATTCAAAAGTGTTGCTTCGTTACATGGAGTGAGTTTCTTATCACTGTTGTATCCTAGAATATACAAGTTGTTTGTGAATGGATTGTTTGACTCCAAAAACTTTCTACGATCAAGCGGATTCAATGGGTTCAAATTCAACAACTCATTTTGAGCAGCTGAACCTGTGATAACACCACTGATCAATCCAGTATATGCAATTTGTCTAGTAGCATTTGATTGAACGAACGCTTTAGCTATACTACCAAATTGTGGACTCATTGCGTATACACGAAGAAGTATGTCCTCCTCAGTCACGATACGATTTTGAGATGAAAAATTTGCAATCGCATTTTGACGTATTTCTTCGTCGGTTTCTGGACCATCTCCACCAGTTGCTGCAAGTGGGTTGTTTACTCTCAAAGAGTTCTTGATATTATTGAACAATGTAACTTGACTATCTGTTAATCCAGTAATATCATTCATCAATCCGACCGCACTAATTGTATTGATTTCTCCAGAGTTGACGTTAGAATTTACACCGCCACCAACAATATAAGTGATGGTCAATATTGTGTTCGATGGAGATACACCATACGAATTGCTCTTCAACACGTTTGTTCCGTCCAAACTGATGTTAAGATTATCTAAATTAGACAAACCCACACCCACGTTTGAAGGATTTGGTATGATCACAGTGTTATCGAAGTTTTCAGTGTTTGCACCAAACTGAATGTGTGTTGAATTGTTTTCATCAATTGTAGTAATGAAACGATTCTCGGTTCTAAGATACTTTAACAACTTAGGCGTTTCACCTCTATACTTCGACAAGGTTTGATTTGTTAATGGAACGTTGTCAACAGAAATTGGTATTGTTTCTTGTGCTAGATATTGAACTTCATAGTAATTGTTATTGTTACTATCAACTATACTTGCTACTTTCAATACATCAGTAGCGTCCAATTTAATTTCTAAAAATGGTGTTGCGGTTCCTACACTTACTTGTTTGACTACAAGTTTACCTGCATATGCTTTTGCAGTCTTTTTGATCAAGTAAAATAGTGGTGCTCCAGTTTCATCACGGTTATACACAGACACTTCTCTTGGTGAAAATACCGTGTCTTGACTAAAGTCTACACTTTCTTCAATCAAGAATGGAACTCCAGAAACACTGGACAATTGTGTGAATGGTTTCAATATCAAACAATAGGTGTCATCTGGAACATATTCACCGTCTATCTCGCCCACTCTTTTGGCTGGAACTAGTTGAAACAGTTCAAGATCAGTTGCAGCTGCCGATGTGACCTTTGGTTTGTATCCCAAATATCTAGCTTGGTTGATCAAATTTCTTCTATCCGTGGCAAACTGAATAAAACTTTCCTTGAACTGTTGATCGGTATAATATGATAATATGTCACCAACATATGCGGCTTGTTCAATGAAAATTTGACCAGGCGAACTCTCACTAAAATCTCTATAACTTTGTGGGTAGTATTGCTTAGTGAAATCGATCAATTGTTGCTTCAAAGATGCAAAATCTCTATTAACGTAATTTACGTCTTTAGTATTTGCTCTAAAAGTCTTGTTAATTATTTGTGCCATTAGATTCTGTTATTAGTAAGTTCCACCTCAGTAGTAGAAGTGATCTTGTTATAAGTGAACACCACACTTATAAATATCGTATTTGCATCAGTATTTTCGTTTTGAGTGGATGCTATTTTTACCTTCACATCGTTAACGATCACACCATTCAAAAATTTGTTGATATCACGTTGAACAACATCAACAATAATACCTGGATTGACCTCCACTTCATTTTGTTGAAATAATAGGTAATACAATCCAGATCCAAACTCATTGTTGAATCGTCTTTCGCCTGGTTTGGTCAACAACAAGTTTCTTATGTTTGAAGATACTTGATCAATAGTAGCAGTATTGGTTTCAAAATATCCATCTTGACCCAATCTCAACGGTAACTTAAGTCCAAGTATCTGTTTAGCCATATATTGTTATTTCTTTTCGCCACGCTTTTTATCAACAGCTTTCAGTAGTGATCTATAATCTCTGGTAACTGCTTGAGCAACGGCTTTTACTGGTTCTGCAGCATGTTCAGTCACAGATTCAGTCAACTTGTCAACAACACTTGGTTCGCCACCACCCATGATACTTGCCAAACCACCTTCTTGAGGCACACCACCAGTTGTTTCATTCAATATTTGATTCAATACTGGATTGCTAGTGTATTTGACAAACTTCTTTTTGTTTTGTGATTGCTCCACATGTTGTTCTGTAACCGATTCACTCACCAAAGATGAAAATGATGGTGACGAATCTGATCTTGAAATTGATTCTTTAGAAAATGCTTCCAACAAGCAGTTTTTTACTTCTTCTCTGACAGCATTTCTTACTTCTTGACGAATGTATTCTTTAAGAGTATCTAGTTTCATATTATATAATTATTAACTTGTTTGGTATTTTACAAAATTTATCTTTTATGGTAATATTATGCCAACCCTCCCAATGAGTTCAACTGATTCATATTGACATTAGATGTTATTTGAGAATTAGCTTGGTTTTTAGCCGCTTCCAATTTGGATTTTTGTAAATTTAACAGATCTTCTGCTCCCTTTGTATTGGAAGGAGCCTTTATTTTGACCTTTTTGATACGTGGTGCAGACGGTGGTTTTGGTATTTTTGGTTTAGGCATACCTTTTTTGACTAAAGCTAGTTTAGCAGCCGCAGCACCAAGTGCTCCACCTGCAGCAGCTCCAATCAAAGCACCCTTACCACCTCCAGCCAAAGCACCTATTCCGCCTCCTAAACCAGCTCCTGCGAGTGTTCCACCACCCACACCACCCAAAGCTATGCCACCACCTAAAGCAGCCCCAGATAGTCCTCCAATCAACGCACCTTGACCTCCACCAGCCAATGCGCCAACTCCAGCACCAAGACCGCCACCAACCAACCCTCCGGTTGCCGCTTTAACCAGTGTGTTTGGAGGAGTTATGGCGTTGTTTGGACTCAAAGATCCAACATTACCATTTGATAAGTTGGTCAATGCCGCATCAGCATTGGTTATGTTTGTAGGAACGGGATTAGCTGGTAAATCTGGTAGGTTTGGTTTAGGAACATCTGGTATTGCACTCTTTAGTTTATCTACAGCAGCAATCTTCTCAGTTGAACCAATATTACCCGTAGCTGGATCAACAAACTTAGTGTTACCAGCGATAGTTTCAGGTCTGTATTTATCTGGACTCCAATTCTCTCCGAGACCATCTTTGACAAACTTTGGTTTTTCTACAGTTGGAACTTTTGGAGTCTCTACTTTTATCTTACTATCAACGTTCAACTTAGATACGACATCAGTTCCAGTTGGAGTCTTGACTTGACTAACTGTAGATGATATTGAATCTGTGGTGGTAGTTACAGAATCTTTGCCTGGTATCTTAAACTCACTTTGACCGGCACCATTTGGAAGAGCATCCAACTCAGCCGATGTCATCCTTGATCTAGGATCGTCTGATGCGAAACTTGTTCTTACAGTCACACCACCACCAGTCACAGTTTCCTTGGATGTGACTGTGTTGGTAGAAGTAACAGTGCGGGTAGTTACAGCATTAGGATCTGATATTGAAGATGTTGGAGTTTCATTGGCAGAATCCGACATCATTTTGTCAAGGTCGGCACTGTTCTTGTCCAACATTTTGTCTATGTCATCCTCTTTTTTATCCACCTCGGTCAAAGCTTTTGATGGGTCCAATTGTTTTGGTGTGGATGATGGCAACTTTAAGTTGGGATTATCAACACTAGGTGCTTTATTTATTGTTCCATAGATGGTTTGAGATGGAGGACCAACCAAGGCTGGATCTGGGTCTGGAAGGAAACATGCTGGTATTTTATTTTTATCCCACTTACCAGATTTAACATTATCTATGGCATCTTCAATCACAGACGCAAGATGTGCTTTTTGTTGGGTTTTGGTTTTTTCTACATATGAAACATCTCCTCGTAACAAAGAAGTTTCATAACGTTGTATGTAATCATGAACTGTTAATAAAAATGTATCAAGTCTTGATGTTTCCAGATCTTTCAAACATGGCCATTTTGAATAATAAATTTCTCTAAAAATCGGGCGTTGATTTATATTGACAATAATGTTTTGATGTGGTGTTTTGGGACCAGCATAACCAACTATTACTGGAGGTAGATTGTTTTTGTCTGGAACATCAGGTAACAACTTTCGATCATTCAAATACTTGTATAACTCTGGATACGTGTAACCTTTATCCGAATTACCAAACTCATCATCTCCGTCAAAAAATCCAAACCCTCCACCTACAAAAGGCACAATGTCTTCAAATGCATAAATTATTTTCGCATTACCATTGAGATACAGACCTTTACTCCAGTTGTTACCAGAGTCGGGTTGTAAGAATCCTAAAATGTCTACTAGTTTCTCTTCCATAATATCTTAATTTGTGAATTCAAACTCAATCTGAACTGGACCTTCTCTACGATTTCTACCCTTGAAGTCTCCTATAGCACCCTCACCAGTCACAGTATTGATTACTACTGGAGGCGCACATTCTGCACCGCTTCCCACTGGTTTCACACCATTTGATCCAGGTGCGTATCCACCACCGGTCAAATAAACACGACGGCTCAAAGTTTTGTGTAGATTATCACGCAACAATTTTAGTGTTATCTGTTGAACGGGGATTTGTGTTTGGTCGGGATTAGCATCGTTGGTATTTTCTTGAGTAATCTGACCAGCGTCATCATGACCGTGAGGATGAGGATGAACGTGATGATACCAATGAACGTGATCAAGTAACCAATTACAAAGATCATAAAGCCAATCAACAGTAGTTTGTCCGAGTAGTGCAGGTTCGTTTGTTTCTCCATATTGTCCTAAAAAAATCTGTGGCGCGTTTACACAAGCTACTCTGTTTGTGGTCAAAACAATTTGATCATTTGCATCAACGGTATAATCCGAATCTGTAGCAATGCCATAACGCTTTTTACTAAAATGTAGTGTTTCAGCAAATCGACTACTAAGAACAATTCTGTCAGTGTTCAATATTAGTTGATCGCCATTTAATGTTGGAAACTCAAAGTTTGAAGAGCCTGGCGGATTAAACTTAACTTGTTCTTCAGTTGGTTTTCTATCGTTTCTGGTAACACCAAACATGCTTTTATAAACAGTAGTTTTCCAATCACTTATTGGCGATCCACTGTTTATCTCAATTGTAGTTCCATCGTTGTTGATATCCTCTTCAATTTGTCCACCATAATTTTTCTCACGTTCTGTTATGGGTGGAATTGGAGGCAACTTTGGATGTAGTTGTTGTGGTTTATCCAACGCAATATTTCTCTGTCGGTTTCTTAGAATTATGCGAGGATTACCGTAACCACCGGCAACAGATTCTCTGAATAGATTAGAATTAATTGCATACGATAGATATTTTGATTTATCATTGCTTCTAATGTCGTCATAGGCTGTGAATCTTATTGATTGTCCGAATCTACTTTCAACAACAGTATCACCCTCAAACTTTCTTACACTACGAATAAATGGGTTCAATATAAAATAGTCACCCAAATATCCCACTTTTGTTATTGCTTTGAAGAATGGGTGTGAAATATAACTCTTTCTGAGAGTATCAGCATTTGCTGGAGTAGCACTGGTATTATCATTACTCAAACCAGACTCAGTAACAAAGTCTACATTTGTTCCTACAAAATTGAAACGATTAAAAGGCTTTGTGTAGTAGAAATTACCACCAACTTTTATGACCATAACTTGTTCGTTCAATAACGGAAATTGTGTTATGGTATTATCCAATGGTATAGCCCATGGTAATTTTTCAATTGGTGTTTTCTTTTCCAACTCTAGTATTCTTACCTTAGCACGACCAATAAAACTATAGTCCACATCATTACTATTTGGAACATCGTTCTTATAGTTGACTGGTATTTGTTGTGGATTTATAGTGATCGTTGGTCTTGAACTTGGATCATCTGGACTTTTACTAAAGAATGGATGTTGGTCATTGAGAATAACATCAACTACCACAGCCAATTGAAAATTTGGATTGTCTCCAATTCTATTTGAAGGGTCTATGTTTCTACCAGACGGATTCTGATTGGTCACGTATCTGGAAATATCTGTTGATGAGTCTGCCATAATTAATCTTGTTTTGTGACCTTGGCAATTGATACCACATCCTCCATCAACTGTCTTCTTTCATCGTCGGATAGTATCATTGAATTTCCTTCACCACTAGCTTCACCTTTGGCAACCAATTTCTGAACAATAGAAGCCAATTTAACCAATTGTTCATCGTTCTTGACTCCAACGTCATAATAGTCTTTGATTAACGGAACAATAATAACCGCATCATTTACAGTCTTAATCAAAGAACGTAGTTCAGAAATAAGAATGTCAATTTGATCCTTCTTACTTTCTGAGTTTTTCACTATGTCCTTACATAGACCAGAGAAGTTCTTTCCCTTGTATATCTCAAAGTTAGTATCCATACTCAATAAATAGAAAAAACCAATCGTTTTGTCGATTGGTTTTGTTTTTATACTATTTATTCTATCGAATCAGACTGTTCCACGATTCATATAATTCTTCATGACCGCAGTTTGATAACTCTTCATCTTATTCAATACCTTGGTAATTTGTTGAGTCTTACAATTGCTAATTTCACGAATATACAAATACAATGTCTTCTTGTTGAAACTCTCAATTCGATCACAGTTACGGAACAATTCAATCACCGCATAAGCAATGTTTAGATCCTTAGATTTACTAAAGATCTTGGTAATGTTCTTCTCCCAGTAATCAATCAACAAGTGCATCAACTCTTGAGTCTGAACATCTTTATGATGAGCATCCTCAGTCTGTAGACACACAGTATCTTCTGATGGAGTTTCACTGATATCAACGTGTTGGTTGAAACGTTTGTAGTTGTTATTGTTGTGGAAAATCAAATAGTTCTTAGCAACAATACTGAAATAACTAAATGCTTTTCCTTTACCAGCTTGGAACTTATGTATGTTAGCTACAAGATGTGTGACCGTTTCTTTTTGAACCTCAAGTGGGCCATTGTCAAAATAAGTAAACTTGAATGTATTATAAATGTTTTCTACCAACTTTTCAAAACTAAACTTGATACGTTCATTATAGATGGTATTTCTAATATCAAAGTTTTCCTCTGCGTTATACTCAATAATGGCTTCTTCTGTAGCCTTGCTAAAATAGATCTTCTCTTTCTTGTTTCTACCACGGCGTCTGACCCTCTTTGGTTCATCATCAAGTGTGACAGTATCATCGTCTACATCAATATCGGTCTCGGCCTTTGGGATAATATCAACATCACTGTCTCGTTTTACTTCAATCTCTATACGGGACTCTATGGGTTTATCATCCGATTTGATTTTGGTCTTTTTCTTGGCAACAGACTTTGGCTTCTTGATTTTTACATCATAAATAACCTTGAGTTTCTGTTTCTTCGTTTTTTTGGAAAGAACAGAATTGCTTTTCTTCTTAGAAGATAAGGTTTTACTTTTTGTTTTGTTCTTCATTACTGAGATTGTCGTCATTATCTGTTATCCTTTTATTACATTCTTCGACAATAGTTACCATTTCTTGGAAAAGAAAGCCAACATCGTCGTCTTTTTCAAAGATACCACGCTCATCAACACTTTTCAACTTTTTGTATACATTAGATACAAGTTTTCTAAAATCAACGACCCATTGGCCAAGTTCTGTATTCAGCTTTTCAATGGTATCCAACTCAGATTCTAATACATCAATTCGTTCCAATGCCTTTTTAAGAGAAACGTAAAAAAAGACGGCAACGCCGATGGACAATGTAAGGAGTGTAACTAATATAGTTGTGATCATAGTTCGTCGGTATCATCATCGAAATCTACAAACTCATTAATAAAGTCAATTGCTTCTTCTACAGTAGACCAATCATTATTTTCGTTTGCATCAAGAAGAATTCGACGCAGTTCTAAAAGCTCTTCGTTATTCATAGTTAACAGTAATATATAGTTAGACGTATGAAAAACGAATTTTTATTTTAGAAGCTGAACATTCTTCTCAATCCGCCAACATTTATTCTCTTGACTTTCTCCACTACTTTTTCGACTGGCTTTTCAACTTCTCTAATTACTTCTGTTGGTTTTTCAACAATTTTTTCCACCTCAACTTGTTTTTCAACCTCTTTAATAACTTCCACTGGTTTTTCAACCTCAACAATTTTCTCAACAATTGTTTCAACAGGCTTTTCAACCTCAACAATTTTCTCAATCACTGTTGGCTTGACTTCTTGAACTGGTTCTGGTTGGTCATACACTGATTTTTTCTTTTCTTCCTTATCTTTCTTCTTGTAAAGTTCGTATTCCTTGTCAGACTCAACTTCACGATAGTTCTCAGACATGTTGTATGCCAACAATAAAACCACAGCAAGAGGATCGAATACAGTAATCAATACTATGATAAACCACTTCACAACGGTGTTAATATCAGAGTTAAACTCCTTCGCAACAAACTTGAATGTAGTAATATCCTTCTTCTGACTATTGTCAATCTTCAACTTAAAAATTTCATCATCAATCTTAGTAGATTTTGTAGATGCGGTCTTCAACTTTTCATTTTCATTTTCAATCTGCTTATTTAACCCCTCAATTTGTTCGTTGATTTGGTTTTGAAGCATTTGTAGTTGAACTGGATTTCTAGCAATAAGAGCATTGGTCATACTTTCACCCAATCTTGACTCTTGACTACTTCTTAATGCCAACAATTTGTCAATGGTTGATCTTACGTTGTCTAACTTTTTGGTCTCTTCTAATTTTTGAGCTTCCAAAGTTGTAATTTTTGTGTTTGCCAATTCGGTCTCCAACGAAGACTTTTGATAAGCAGCGGTCAAATATCCAAAGATACCCAACGAAGTAATACACATCAATACCACAACGGCAATAACCATATAAACCTTCATTAACTTGTTGGCAATGTGCCAATATCTAAACAACCATGATGTAGTTACAAGCTTACCCAACTCCAATGAACTAGCCATAATCATAGCAGCAACTACTGCGCCAGAAAATAGTAGTCCGATACCATACACACTAAAGAAAGCAGCGCAACCTGCGATCAACATAGATGTGAACATTACTAGATGCCTAAATTTTATCATATATATAAATATCAATACAAATAAAAAACCCTCCACTTTAAATGGAGGGTAGAATATAACCAATTTACTGTGTAATTATGTGATTTTAACCTTTTTACTGGTAGGAGGTGTAGGTTTAACCTTCTTCACAGTAACCGTTAACAATCCATTTTCAAACTTAGCAGACGGTGTGTCCTTATCAAACACATCACTCAACACAAAAGCACGTTTGAAACTACTGTGCTTCAATTCTTTACGAATGTAGGTGCGTTTGGTGTCACTATCATTAACAGTCTTGGTCTTCTGACCACTGATAATCAATAGATTCTCCTCAATTTCAACACCAACCTCGTCACGATCAAGACCAGGAATCTCAGCTACAACCTCAATTCGGTCTGAATAATCAATTACGTCTACACGGGGATAACTTTGCTTTTCGAAGAAACCCACACCAAAATCCTTTGTAAGTTCTGGGAAGGTATTTGCAAAAACCTCATCGAACAACTTGTCGAATGGGGTTACGAAATCGTCCTTAGAAGTAGGACGCAATGCAGGCACTTTATATCTAACAATACTCATATATTTCCTTTCTTTTTTATAATAATTCTATTGAACTTATTATCATAGCAACCTCACTCGAGCGTTGCCGTGACGGTAATTTACCATCAAGAATATATATTTGTCAAGATACGAAAAATCAATTTTTTACGATAGGAACCTTGAGTGGGAAATTGTGACCTATGACATTAGTTCCCATAACAAATCTCTGGTTTTCACAATTCAAGTGCATGTATTCTTCTTCTTCAAACAACAAGATATTGTCATCTACAGTCAATACTTCACCTTCGGTGCCTTCAAGCTTGTCACCCTTCTTAACTTCGGTAACAACCTTCCATACATCGTTACCAACATACCATTGATGACTGTCGTCTACATCAAAATCATTACCATTGATTGTGGTTCTGTAGATTGGTGCCTTAGCGATGTAAGCAACTGTGACTTTGTTCCACAAACCATCTTGTATGTCACGTAAATGCATGCCAATTTGGATTTCTCTAGCAGGTATAAATCCACGTTCAAGAGTTTCCATCAATTGCCAAGCAGCTGGACATCCACCACCGCCACCACTTGGAGGTGGAGCAGCTACATAACATACTGATTTGTCTAAAGTTGCAGATACCTGACCTTGCAACACGGTTGGGCTTGGAGATGTTGCAAAAGATGCCGCAAATGTAGCACGTGCTGAAAAACTTGAACTTTGATATGATTGATTATAATATGGTAAACCGAACCCATATTGAACAATTTGTGTCGCACCAGGTGCTAAAGTAAACGTAGATGGACTGAATGTTGGCAACAATTGTGCAATACCAGCTGGTGCGGCATACAAAGATTGATTGTTTGCCAAATTTATCCAATCAGCATTTAGTGTGTATGTAGCACTATAAGCATTTGTAGAAGGATTTATGAAAATCGCACTACCACTGAACCTCACTTGCAATGGGGTAGTAGGATTGTTTGTTACTTGTGCTGCTGTGCCACATCTTTGAGTAACCGATGTATTTGAAATAGTAATTGATGGGGCTGATCCACAAGAAGACGCACTTGGATCTGAAATAGTAGAAACCGCAAGACTAGCATTTCCAGTGGTTGTCGTAGCATCAGAAATAGCATATGAATATGGTAGTGTTCCCGTTCCTCCAGAAGCAGAAACATATCCGGCAAAATATCTTCCTCCATTTACAACATTTGCTATAAATCCTTCTACTGTAAAAGTTCTGGTGCCACCAGATGGCCACGATGTAGATATTATTCTTGAAAATCCACTGAGTGTATATGTCTCAGGAGTGTTGATCAATGTTGATAAAAAATTACATACAAAATTCAAATCTTGACGTTGAAGACTTGATATAGCACTACTAGCATTGATTGATGCTTTGGTCGAATCAATTGCTGTTTGAAAGTTTGTTGTATTGTTGGATTGAAACAATGTTGTTGGACTTGTTGTAGATGTTGATGAACAAGTTCCAGTGAATATACTAGATGTAAATGCGTTAGAAACTACATCTTTCAATACAATTTTATAGATGTTGTTACTGGTGAGATTTGAAATATATTCATCCGAATCATTTGGTCTTACATATGAATATTGTAGTCTAAAATCTGACCCTGGAGAAGCTGCTGGTTTTGAATAAACAGCATATCTGTATACTCTACTAGACGTTTCTCTAGTTAAGAAATTCGCGTTTGGCACCACACTATCTGGATAAAAATTTGTATACCTAACTCCTTGATTAACTCCATATTCTTGTATAGATGCACTTAAAAAATTGCCTCCATAAAACTCACTCATTCTGGCATCAGCCAAATCATTGAGGGTCACCAATCCTATACCAATTCCCAAAGCATTTTGAGTGTCTGTTACTGGATCACCCGTGTTTCTCATCAACAACCCCAACGACGAAGACAAAGAAATATTTTGAGTCGGAGGTGTTCCAACAACATTGTCTATCAAATTGTTAATAGAACCATATGGTGTTCCCGTTGTGAGTTGGGAAAATGCAATTGGACCTGATCTATTTAGTCTTGTTATAGCAGACATAAATTATTTGTCTTCCAAGGCAGATACACGATCTTGTAGATCTTCTATCAATGCTTGTTGTTCTTGAACAGTTTTGATCAACAATGATACAAACGAATTGTATTTAACTGCTTTAAATCCGTTCATGTCTTCTTTGACAAACTCTGGGAACACATCTTCAACTTCTTGAGCAATCAAACCAAAATCTGATTGTTCAGTGTTGTTCCAAACAAATGAAACTGGATTCAAAGATGACAATTTTCCAATTGCGTCTTCGATTGGTTCAATATCATCCTTCAAACGTGCGTCTGATGAAGCAAATGTTGAATATGCCACGATATCACCACGAACGTCGAGTTGACCACTACCACTAACTCTCATCAACTTTGTGTAAGAGCTACCAGATGTGACCAAGAATACGTTACGATGTGGAATGTAAGTGTTAGTTTGACTCACATTATCAGCATAGTATTGAGGCCAACCAAATGAACTACTCAAATGAACGTGTAATTGAGCCTGAACATTGTTGGTTTGTGGGAAGTGTCCAACACCTATAAGACGACCACGAACACCAAATGATGTCCATCCATATATACCTTTCTTAGCAGCGGTATTTGGATTCCAGTATCCGTCTTTTTCACTTGCAGAAACAAAACTGGTATTTCCATCATACGAACCAGAATAATATATTGCAAAATTTGCACCGGTTCTTATGTAGCTGGAACCAGGTTGCAATCCAATATCATACATGTAATTAATTCCAGCAGCAGATGCTGAGAACTGAATAAACTGTTGACCAATGTAGTTATTTACTGCCAATGGTCTATACAATGTAACTCTGCCAGTTGCGGCTGGATATGCTCCTGCCAATCCAAACCCGGCGACGGTTCCAGTGGTATTACGACGTAACCAATCAGAACCGGCTACTTCGGCTGAATTTTTCCAATATGCGTAGTAATCTGTAGTGCCTGAACCAGATACGTAACCCTCAACATATGAAGCAGTCTCAGTAGTTACGGCATTTGTAGCCCAACTTGATGTTCCAACAAGATCTCCAGTGTGGTCGCCTACAAAACTACCAGTAAAACTACCAGTGTGTATTCCTATAAAACTACCAGTAAAACTACCAGTGTAACTACCGTCAAGGTCACTTATATATGACACCAAATCACTAATTGTTGTTTTTCGAGAATAGTAGTTTGGTGAATCATTCTGAATCAACAATAGATAATCATTCGATTGAATTGCTCTGGATGGATCTCTTAAAGAGCTTATCTTGATTGTCTGGACGTTTAAGCTGTTACATGGACTTGACATATGTTAATAAATATCGTATTGTTTCTTTTATACTTTAAATTTAGCTACCGTAGTATGGTGATTTACCCACAATACCCGTCAATGAACTGTTGTTGACACGATTCCATGTCCAGAACTTTTCTTGACCCGTGGTTGTGTCATACTCCAAACCATATGATTCCCAGTTAGAATCAGTCCAGTAATTAGAACCCTGTTGTGGAATTACAATAGTCTTTACATATTGCAATTGTGGATCTCTAATTGCTGCTGCCTGGGCCCACCATGCTCCAATATCATTAGAACTATACGCATTGATATTGAATATATCACACATACCACTGTTGTTATTAATACAATACCATCTACGTTTAACTGGATTATATATGTTAGTTATTGTATTGTAGTTAATGGTGCCATTTATACTCACCAAATTTGAATTACCCAATACAAGAGAATTATTCAATATATCCAATGCTGTTCCTACTGTAGCATAGGTATATGCAGATCCATTCCAGTAAATCTTATACATTGTTAGACCATTGGCCGTATTACCTCCAGCTTGAAACGAGTCGGGTAACAAGTAGAAAGTAGGGTGTGTTGGCGTTCCTGCACCTGTTCCAGGTAAACCAGAAGACGCATCTACATACGCGCATTTAAATTGATAAAAATTACCTCCGCCAGTTGAAAATTCTGTGATTGTTGGAGTTCCAGAAGTCAAAGCTCCGAATGCATATATGTATGAACTATCGGTGACCACTATATAATCTCCAGTGACACCATTGTTGTCAAAGTTATGAAGTGCCATGTGACCAACATAAAACTGTCTTGCTGGAGAAAAAGTATTATTTCCGTCAAAAATTTTAGTTACTTCATTTGTAACTTGATTTAGTCTAAAAAAGTATCCTTTGTTTGTGAAATTGGATTGACAATAGAAGATGTAATCTCCGTAAGTTATCGCACCAAGCGGATATCTTACTGCAAATGCATTTGCAGTTTGAGTTCCATAACCAAGTGTAGCATTTAATGTTCCTGCCACGGTCATGTCACCACCAACATAAACGTCACCAGCATTTGAACCAGAAGCACCCACACTGAAAATTGGATTATAACTACTAGAACCATAGTCTACATAAATTGCATACTCAGGCAACTTCACAGTTCCAGTCAAAGCTTGTCCCGTGACTTTACCAACGTGTGCTTTGCTTGAGCTAAAACATCTGATACTAAACTTACCAAGCAATGTAGGATCGGTATCAGCTGATGTAGGTGGTTGGAAACCAATACCAATAGATCCTTCTCTTGATGGAGTATTTGATGCTAGATATGGCCAGAAATAATATCCAGATCTTCTGCTTACAAGCCCGTAAGTTTCGGTAGCACTACCTACAGCTGTTCTGGTTGAAGAAGAAAATTCTGCACTACCGAGTGGAGCAATAAATGTTAAACTTCCACTATTGATCGATCCAATCGTATATCCAGAAATGTTTGGATAGTTGATTAGATTCTTTGCATTATTTAAATTATAGAACGAGATCAATGATTGATTTTGTCCATTATATCCTCTGGATGCTACTCTCAACCCGTTCAAATATCTTGATGAAGATATCTCCAACAATTGATAATTACCAATGCCTGTGCCATTTGTAACTCGTTTCATTCCTACATTTGACGCAACCACAGACTGTGAGAAAAATGCGATATTGAAATTGCCACTACCATTTCCAAGACCAACTCCGTCAACTTCATCTGTAGCAGCTGATTTTAAAGCATAACTTGCACTCACAGCTGTTGTAGGAGTGTTGATCACGTTCAATGCACTTCCAGCAAAAACCGCATACGATGCCGAACCATTATTTATACTGTATTCTAAATATGATGCGGTTTTCGCCACTTGTGTTTGACTAGCACTAAGAGCATATGAAGCGGACGTAGCGGTATCAGCAAAAACAACATTTGTAGAACACGTAAATGCATTTGTAGCAACATGTGCATATGATGCAGATTTTGCCCTTGATGCATAACTAGAAGTTCCAGTAAATTGCGCATCTTTTGCTGGACCAGCACCATTCTCCAATACTTTATTACCAGTTGCAGAGTATACATCTCCATACAACCCACCAAAAAAGTTGCCTGTAACTGTAGCTATTAGGTTGGTAATTCTTCCATAAGATGCCGTGATAGGACTGTTGAACTCAGTATTACCATTAATCAACACCGAACTACCTTCCAAGAAAAGTGTATTGGTTACAGTAATATTACCTTCATTGCTGACTACATCAAATATGTTGGTTCTTATATAGACTTGATTGCCAAGCACTCCATCATAGTATGTATTTATTGAAGGTAAACCGCTTGGACCGACACCCAATTTTGTAAGACCCTTTGAAGTTAAAGTATATGCAGTCGGAACGTAAAAAGACCCAGTAAATTCAACTGTGCTTGGTGGTGCCGAAAATATAGAGTTGACCAAATTACTGAACGTTATCTTTTTGGTTACATTACTAGTTACGTCCTGAATTATCAGAAAATCACCAGCCCTACTACCTGTTGTTTCTGGTAGGGCTGGGACTGGTCTCGCTTTATTTGTTAATACTGCCATATGTTATAAATATAATTATCAATCAGGTAAACTTTTTGAGTTTTTTTAATATAAATTTGACCAGACCACTTCTCACTACATCGTCTTCAGTAAATCTGAATATATGAATTCCATTCTCACGACTTTCTGCGTCGTCGAACACATTCATAATGGCAGTCAAACCACTCTTGCCATTGATATCACTTTGATCTGGGTCACCACAAACATACAACTTACTGAACTCACCTACTCTTGTGACCAAAGTGATTAGTTCCTTCTTGGTCATGTTTTGTGCTTCGTCGGCAACAATACATTTAGCATTCCAGTTTAGACCACGAAGAAAGTTAACTGGTGCTCCATGAATACGTTCTTCCTTTTTAAGCTTTTCGATATCATGTTTAGGCAACATTTCTTCAAGCTTATCAACGAGTGGTTGTATATATGGACTCATCTTGTCGTCCATTTCACCAGGCAAAAATCCCAACTTGCTGTCACTGCTTTCGACAGCTGTTCTGATATAAATCAGTTCGCTTACACGTTTATCATTAATAAGATGTAAACCGGCAAGAATTGCAGTGTATGTTTTTGATGTTCCGGCTGGACCGGCTACAAATACTAGTTTTGTGTTTTTGTCTCGTAATACTTCTATGAGCTGTTTTTGTTTTTCAGTTAAGTCTACACTTTTAATTTGGATTGAGTCCCTTATTTTTGGATTTTGGGGAACTTTTGGACTTGTGTCTTTTTTCTTGCTCATTAGGTTTTTCTTGGTTAATTATCTTTTGAAGGTTCAAAACACGTTCACAGAATTCATATTGTTCCGTGTTAATATAGTAGTTGTAAATGTTGTCCAAGTTCTCTTTGAACGTAGATATATTCAAAACCACTATAAAATCAGTTTTACTGAAATTGAAAACCTCAACATTTGATAAATTGTTTTTTAATGCAAATTCTATGGCGGTGACAACTTGTTCTGTCAACTCCGATTTATGCTTTATAACAAACTCCTCCATCGACTTAAACTCCGATGGTATCATTTTTGGTTGAAACCTCTTTGCCATGTTAATAAATATCTATCGCAAAAATAATAAGGGCGCCATAATTTTGGCGCCCTCATCATTTAACCAAGTTGTATCTACTATTTATTAGACAGCTTTCTTCTTACCCGTCTTGCCTTTGACCTTCTTCGTCTCACTAGACTTCTCTGGTGTTTGTGCTGTATCTCCGTTAGTCAATTGAGCAAGTCTAAACTTTGCTGTGGATCTCCAAGACTGTTTGGTTCGCTCAGATGCAAACTCAAAATTTCTACCCTTTGACAACAAGGTCGAAATTTCTGATTCAGAATTTGCGGTTTTAATTTGTTCACGTAGTCCCATAATTACCTACCTTTCTTTGAGAGGTTAACGATTTCCAACTTACTACCATCTGGCCAACGAGTAATAACTTTGTTCCAGTGATCAAATTCTGGTTGTGCCTCACTACGGTTCGTATATTCCTCATCAGAAACACGAGCGCCATTTCGCAACACAACAAAACGATCAACTGACTCATTAATATTTTCGTTTTTCTTAATCTTAGTTTGCATGTATTCTTATATGTGTTATTATGTTATAGCATTGATATAATTAGTTACTGTGGGGATTATCAGTCCCTACAGGGTCGTTACAATATCACTTAGATGAATGTATGTCAATCGATTTCCATTGATTTATTGTAATACTCAACGTCTTTGTGTTTAACCACAGCATCTGGATAAACACACCTTTGTTCACCCAATGTTTTATTGTAAATCTTTACTCCGCCATGCGGATATGTTGGTTCACCCGGGCGATGATACTGAACCAAATAAATTTCATGACTGTCTGGATATATGGACGACAATATCTTACGTCCCTTTTCAGTCATATGATCTATCGCCAATTCGGTTGGAATATTCTTGTAGATTTTGAATGGATTGCCGTTAGCACTATATGTCTTGTTAACAACTTCCAAACCTTTTGTCAACTTAGATATCTCACGGTCAACAACAATATCTTTCTTTATACGTTTCTTACGTTTAACTTTTTCTTTGATCCTTGACATGATACTTAATTATATGAAGAAAAAATTAAATGTCAAGACGGAAGAGTTTATAAATAGCATCCGATTGACAACTGATAAGGATCGTAAACCCAAAAAGAAACGTGTTAAAAAACAAAAATGATATTACGGAGTTGTAGCCGTAGATTCTTCTACAACAGCCTTGATTTCGTTTTCAATTTCCTTGATCTTTTCCTTGTATCCGGCTGCTACATCCTTAAAGTCCTTCTTTACGAAGAGAAGCTTCTCGGTTAGTTCGTATACTTTCTTTTGTGCATCTGCTTTGTTTAATTTGAGTTGGCTCATAACTTTGATAAATCTATAATTTGTTTTACTGCTTCTAACGGTATATAACTAGTAACAAAGTTGCCTGGATCAACACTTTTTAAATCGGGTAACTTATTTTTATCTACGACGATTATGACTCCCTCTTTCTTATCACGATAGTTTACCAAAGCAAATCTAGCACTCAATTTGAAATCACTAGCTAGATAACTACCATATATGTTACGTGTGTTACCTTTACCCTTCGAAGTTACTCTGCCATGCTTTTGTAATAGATCCAACTCCTTCTTGGACATGCCTCTGAACAAATCGTCTGACGAAAAGTTATTGTATGTATCAAGTGTGTCAGCAATATGCTTGAGTTTGCCTTGAGGCTCCCAAATCAAATAATCATATATGCTAGCTTCGTATAGCAAACTGTAGGATTTCATTGAATATAAATATACTTATAGTTATGGACTCTGTTAATTTTCATGACATCGAAATCAACAATCACAAAATAACCATATGGGATGACCGTTTTGTTGTATTAAGACACCCAGAAAAATGTGATTTGTATGAAGATGAACATTGTAGAGAACACATGGTGAAGTATCTAACAGATGAAGGTTATATAGATCCTACCAACAAAAACTGTCTAATATTTGATAGTTACATTGACTTCGAACCATAAAAAACCCCGAGCTATGCTCGGGGTTATAAGTTAAAATGGTGGACGCGGCGAGAATCGAACTCGCGTCTTTAAGAAGTGATCCATACCAGACTACACGCTTGTATGATTTGAATTTGATAGGAAACAGAATCTAAATCATCAAAAATCCGTTTCTTAAGATTTACAGAATGGTAGATTGGATGAGCAAATCAATCATTCCAATTATAGTTCGATGATAACACCCAACCAACTATCGAACAGTCATTAGTCAAGTGTGCAACCTTTAATTAGGCTGCGAGTGCTGCAACTTCTCCATAAGAGAAGTCATAGCTAACCACGTTTTCTTCAGCAGTTATGTTTTGATAGACGTTTAAAGAGGCCAACTATCATCCTCTACGTGCCTAGCATGAACGCATCCTTAAATCGAAACCTGAACGCGCCCATTAAATTTTAAAGAACAAAAATGGTAGCTGGTATGGGTGCTGCCCCCACTTAACAAACCTTATGAGGATTCGTCGTTTGCTGAAACCCCAGCCGTTAAAATTACTTCTTCTTACGTTTTTTTACACTACAACTTTTAACATTGCAGTAACCCTTCTTGGTTTTACGTAAGTGTTGTCGTCTCATGCCTTTAGTTGCCATAATATTTAAAAAGTGGAGCGGGTAGTGAGAATCGAACTCACGCATAGGCTTTGGAAGAGCTTCAGGCTACCATTACATCATACCCGCATTCTAATAAATATTATTCGGTCAACACAAGAACTTCATATTCGTAATTGTGATTTTCCTTAAACATATCACAATACTTTTTTGCTGACTTCTCGGTCAAAAAAACCTTATGAATTGATCGTTCACTGTCACCATTACGGACAACATATACCGTAATTGGCAAGATCTTTTCTTCCTTGATAATTTCACTTGCAACCAAAATGTTGCCAATCAAAATCAACGATATCAATAGTTTCTTCATATCTAAAGTCTACCACAGATTGTTGTTGTGTCAACTGTTAAAATTGGATGACCGTGACTTGCGAATGTATGGGGATTTCACGAATCGTTCCTAGTATTGAACAGGACCGGTTCACTGTTCACTAATCTATCCCATCAACTTCCATCTCCTCTACCAGCAAATAGGTATCGTGCTATAATTCTATACACTAACGATCAAATTTAAATTCAACCCTACCCTATCCGGGCCGGATTCGTCCGGGTCAGACATACAGGGGTGTATCGTGTCCCTCACGATGTTGGAGTCAATCCCCAACACGCACATTGTTAAATCTAAAAAACGGTGCAAACTATGGGAATCGAACCCATCACCGCTGATAACTTAGGTTCAATCCTAAGCCAACGTTCTCACCAGATTGCAGCTAGCATATAAAATGGTCGGGGTGACAGGACTTGCACCTGCAGCTTCCTGACTCCAGATCAGGCCGTCTCCTAATTGACAATACACCCCGAATAAATTGTTGTCGGTGTTTGATGAATGGATCTTTCGATCACTAGTTCTTACTCTTGTAACTGATGATCACTTATTACAATTTCTCTAAAATTACACCCTTAACCGATATATATAAAATGGCAGGGGATAAGGGAATCGAACCCCTACAAGAAGATTCAAAGTCTTCCGCACTACCATTATGCAAATCCCCAGTTCTGAAATTGGAGCGGGTGGAGGGAATCGAACCCTCTCATCGTCCTTGGCAAGGATGTAGGCTACCGTTACATCACACCCGCGTTATAAATTGGTGGACCAGACAGGATTCGAACCTGCCACATTCTGCTTGCAAAGCAGACGCTCTACCAAATGAGCTACTGGCCCGTAAAGTGGCGGAAGGTGAGGGTGCTGCCCCCTCAGTGGTTTTTTAGGCCACGGCAGTTTAGCAAACTGCTACGACTAACTAACTATTCGTCTACCTTCCATAAAAATGGCGGAAGCAGTAGGAATCGAACCTACGAGGGTTTTTAGGCCCCAGGCGTTTTCAAGACGCTTTCCTCGACCTGCCGGACTACTTCCGTATAAATTAAAAAACTGGGTATGTGTGACTGCACCCGAAAGGTCAATTACACTCATAGATCATACGACCAAATATGATTTTAAAGTCACTTTTGAAATTGGTGGACCAGGTGAGAATCGAACTCACATCAGATTGCTTGCAAAGCAGTCTCGCTTAGCCTTAGAACATGCCAGCCCATAAAATTGGTAGGTGTGAAGGGATTCGAACCCCCAAGGACTCCTCGCTTTAAACAAGGCGCTTCTTCCAATTTCGCTTTAGTCCACACACCCGTTTTAGATTGGTAGCTACGACTGGATTCGAACCAGCACTATTCTATTTTTGAGATAGACGACTCCTTCCAGTTGGTCTACGTAGCCATTATAAATTTGGTCGGCATGATAGGACTTGCACCTACACCCCTTTCGGGACGAGCTTCTAAGACTCGCATGGCTTCTGTTACATCACATGCCGAATTGGTGGTGATAACAGGATTCGAACCTGCACTATTTACTATCTCAAAGTAACGACTCCTTCCAGTTGGTCTATATCACCGTAAAATGGTCGGAATGACAGGATTTGAACCTGCAACTTCTTGCTCCCAAAGCAAGCGCTCTAGCCAAGTTGAGCTACATTCCGATAAAAGTGGTGGACGATGAGGGATTTGAACCCCCGACATTCTCCGTGTAAAGGAGGTGCTCTTCCACTGAGCTAATCGTCCATAAATTGTTTTCTTTTATCCAATTATCGCCAGTCAGGTTCTGCACTAAGCATATCACCCTCAGACCGATCAAGTGTTTTAACTTTCGTTGGGGACACCAGATAGAGTTTCAACCCCGAACATGTAACTACTTTACCACCATCCTTGAAATTGTCAATGGGCTTTTTGCGAAATCTTTTAAAACAAAAAACCGTTGATCTTTTCAGACCAACGGTTACTTGAGTTTTCGCAAATAGCAACCATCGGTCTCAGGTCAAACTAGGTTGACCCGCTACGGACAATGATGGTTGTAGACTGTTACGCATACAACAATATATATCATCGAAATTTGAAAAAGTGATCACATTTTCGAAAAAGTGAAAATTTAATTTTTTTCAATTAAAGTGAAATTGCATATCAACGCATAAAAAAACCAATGGGGTTGCCATTGGCTTTTGATTTATTAGTTTGGCTTATTTGGATTAGAAGCTCAACTTGACACCAGCAGTATAAACAACGTCGTTGTCAAAACGTCCCAAAGCAAATGCCCTAGCAGTAGTGTCAAAAACATTGTTGTGATACCAACCAACTTCAGCATAAGGAGAAACAGTTCCCCAAGCAAAAGTGACTGGACGAGTCAACGAAGCCTTGGCATTAACTGCCTCATAAGAGGTTGACTTACCCCACTCAACGGATGGAGTCAAGACGAAACCAAGAGGGAGCTTCTGAGCACGTTCAGCACCAACAAAGTATGCATTCTGATGCAACTCAAAGTTGAATGAACCACGAACATATGGAGTCACCCATGGATTTTGTAGAGCGAGCTTGGCTCCAAGTTCCGTAGAATTGTCAATTCCAACAGTTGAAGTTTGGTGACGAAGTGCAGTGCCGTCCAAACGGAGAGCAAAATCCTTATTAAGACTCAAGCTCTTACCTGCACCAACAAACCAGTGAGACTGCTCATTGTTACTATCAGCAGTGAAAAGACCGCCAGCGTATACATCAGCATACTTGAGGGACTTAACAGCACCAATACCTGCGTATGGAGTGTCCTTTGCGTAAGCAACGCCGTTAACAACATAATAGTTGTTGTAACCAGCGTCAACATTAAAGTTTGCGATATCAGCGGCACGAGCGACTGACAAAGCAGCAAACACTGACAATACCATCAATACTAGTTTCTTCATATTTATCTATTTTCCTTTTATTTGTGTTTTGTTTACTTCGAACTGGCATATGACTTCTGAGAAGTAACATATGACTTTTGTAACTCATTAGTCAGTTCGCCTTTATTTGGAAGCTTACAGCACCCACTGTTTGTTCCAAAAATTTTACTAAAAATTCTACGAATAATTCCAATCATATAAAATCCTTTCACATTATCTTGGTTACAATAAATATCTTAGAATATGTCTAAAAACCGATTAATTTTTGTCTCTACGAATTCTACGGTTTAGTGCCTTATCTTTTTCAGGCATATACACATAAAATGCAGACTGTGACTTTTTGTCTTCTGAAATTATACTAAAAGTTTCGGTTGGCAATCCACTGACCTTGACCATTGCGCCACGGATGAAATCAAAACTATCACTTCCAGATATTTCGATTCCCATACCATAGGTCATCAAACGATAGTTTACCGTTTTGACTCCATAATGGTTCTTCAATGTATTTTCAACATTAGACTTCAACTCCTCGTTAAAGACCAACGTTGCTAATTCTTGTTTATTTATATTACTGTTATTCATAATACTCCTTTAGTTTACCACTTTTGCTAACAATGTCAAGAAACAAAAAATACATCCGCCCGAAAGCAGATGTATTTTCGTTAATTATATTGTTAATTTGTTAGATAAAGAACTTCCTATAATCGTTTAGATCATATAGTCCTTCCTTAATTTGATTACCTAGATCATAACTAATACCTTTGCTCTTATCATTTTTGTTAGTCTTGATCAATTGAATTGCTTTATCATAGTCATTTCTACCATCCTTAGCAATTGCATTCAACTTAGCAATCTTATTAGCCGCACCTTTAACATCAAGTGGTTGTAATCCACTCTTTGTCACAAGATTCCATTTATCACCAAAATATTGATAAACAGCTTTTGGTGTCAATGGTTTTTCTTCTGGTCCAGCTATAACCAAAGTCTTTTCTTTAGGTTTGAATCCACCTTGTTGTGGTTGTGGAACAGCTGCACCACCTGGTCCAAGAAGATCCAAACCTTGAAGTGCTGCATCAACAGCTTTATTGGTCTTCTTACTACCCTTCTTGTATACTAACACATCGCCAATATCCAAGAACGAGATAATCAATTGTTTCAAAGATGCCTTATCAAGACTGTCTGGGTTAATTCTTTGAAGAATTGGTCCCAAGTCAATCAACTTAGCAAACATTGCTCTAGCATTTGCAATGTCTGGTCCAGTCAAGTTACCGGTAGCACTAGAGTTTGGAACAACAGCCTTACCACGGGTTTCCAAATCTTCTGATACTGTAGATCCAATTACTGGAGGAACTGCACCGGCAGCTGCTCTTTGCATACCGTATACATTGTTTGGGTTCTTTCTATTAAATGCTTGACGAAGTTCAAAAGCAGCTCCAACCAAGTTTGGTATAGAAGCATTGAACTCACCCAAAAATGTTTGTCTATCTTTGTTTCGTGCCAATAGATCAGCAGCTGCTTCAGCCAATGATGTAAATTGAGGATCTTTTGTTATTTCAGCACGAACTGCGTTTGGATCTCCAACCTTTTGACGATATTGAGCAGAAGCATCACTAATTGCTTTGCTGAAATTGATCAAGAATGTCTTGAGTGTAGCCATGGCTGCTTTTGCTTCTGGACTATTTGGATTGTCAGAAGCCTTCAACATATTGACCACACGTTGTTGTAGATTTCCAGTAAACAACGGACTTGCTTTCAAAGCAGCCAAATACTTTGACAAGTTTTTATTTGAATATACTCCACCAACAGTTGGGGTTGGAGTATCACCTTGTTTTGGTGGATCTTTTGGAATAGTTTTAGGATCAGTAGGATTTGCTGGGCCGGGATTTGGATTTGTTGGTGTTGGAACTTCGCCTGGTGGAACAACTACTGGATCAGGAGTTGCAGCATTAGACTCTGGTGTAGCACCATACAACCAATCACGGACCTTCTTCACATAATCATAAACGCCTGGGAATGTCTTATCATACTTCTTCAATGTATCAAGAATATCTTTTTCACTCTTGAGACCCAAAGAACTTTCCATGTTATTCAAGAACTTCAAATAGTCGCTTTCGACTTGTTTGTAATCCAAACGAGAATTTTTACCACCGACTTCTGGACCACCAAACATAAAGTTCTTAGCAGCTGTAAGTGGATTTGCTTCGGTCAATGCAATTGCACTTCCCAATAACTCAGCTTTCAACAAATCAATTTCACTTTCTTGTAGACCAAATTTCTTCTTCAATAATCCCAAAGCACCCTTACGCATCAGTTGATTGGTCACATTAGGATCTGCCAACATTGTTTGAGCTTCTGGTTGACTAATACCAGCTACCCAGTTTTGAAGTGCTTGTCTTGCAGCTGGAGCAGTAGCACCTCTCACATCCGTTGTGCTTGCCAATCTAGCCAATGCATCCAACTTAGGACGTAGAGTAGTAAGTGTTGGTTGAATATCAACACCAGTTACAGGAGGTTGTTGATCAAAGCCTGGTTGTGGTATTCCAGGCGGAACTGTGGTTGGTGTTGGAACTGGTGGAGGAGTTACGTTTGGAGTTCCAATAGGTAACTGGCCACTCGCATTTGCTGGATTCCATTGAGGAAGTTCTCCATTAAACCCATATTGAGCATCGCTGTTTTGAATTTGTTGAAGATATGTTTGAAACTCTTCAGCACTAGCTGCATTCTCAGCCTTATTAAACAGCATTCCTCTGTAACTAGATAGATATTCTTCTTTACCCAATGCGCTAGTATCAACATCCATTGCTTGAGGAGTAGGAACCGGTTTTGTTGGAACTGGAAGAGCAGATCCATCGTCTGGACCACTCAACCAACCTGCCAACTTATCATAAAACAATCCCAACAACTTACCAATTGCGATACCAGCACCAGATACTGCGGCTGCTTTTGTTGCTGCTTGGGTTGCTTTTTCACCCTTCAACATACCAAGCAAAGTTCTTAATGCTGTGCCGACCAAAAACTTACCTAGAAGTGGAATACCAAACAAACCTCCGCCTGTAGAAAGTGTCAATACGGCGACCAAACCTCCGACAATCATGTTGGTCAATGTAGGATGTTGACGAGCAAAAATACCAATTTCATCCAATACATTATCTGCACCCTTGACCAAACCAGTCGAACGCAATTTATCAATCAATTGTTGAATACGACCCATACCAGCTTGTTGTTCTGCTGGTGTAGCTGGAACATTTAACTTTGGATTGTTTTGAAGAGCAGCAAATCTTTTACCAATCAATGCACCGATTTGGCCAATCTGTGTAGGACTGTTTTTGACATCTTCAGCGGATGGAGCAAATGGACTTGGCCCCGCATTGATGATTTTGTCTGTGTTCTTCTTGAGAGCTGCAAACAAGTTCTGAATTACTTGTGTGTCTTTACCTTGTGTAAATCCTTTACCAAGTGGTGTAGTCAACCATGCTTTTGTCTTGGCCAAACCACGTTGAAAAATATCTTCCTTTAGAACTGGGTGTTCATTGAGATATTCACTCAAAATGTCTGCTTCAATCTGTTTAGCAGTTTGTTCACCCAATTGAATTGCATAATAAAGATTGGACTTTGTATCCAATCCTTCATTCAAGACGGTAAATTGTGATTTGTGGTGGGAATTTACAAACTCGGTGATGAGTTTATGATAAAATTGTTCTCGTGCAATGTTTTTGAATTTGGCCATAATCTCATATAAATATAAATGAGATTGTGATTATATCAATCAATTTTTTATAAGAGTATTGTTGGATTTCACATTAATGTTCCGTATAAAGTCTATCAACAAATATCTTATTAAGTGTTTGGCGTGAGATTACCGCCTTCACTGTTGACCTTCGGTTAGATTATACCCATCTTGCGGACAGGCTTCCTAACTTATCCACGATTACGACTTGCGCCTATAATCGTATCCAACATGACTGCCTTTTTAGGGTTGTGGCTTATCAACCTTAACCTAGAACTATTCAACCTTCATCCATCCGTCTGCCTTCGACAGCAGTTAAGTCTTGCGGACACCGTTCAGACTCCGATTAACAACTAGTGTCTTGCGGACATTTCGTTGTCTGTGTT